GGTCCAGGTCCAGGTCCGGGAGTAGGTGCTCCTATGCCCTTTCGTAGATCATCAAGCAACTTCTTTCGTTTTTGGAACTTTTCTATGTCCTCGTCTTTCATATATATAGATTTTTTAATAATTTCTTCATTTTTTTCATCAGCAAATAACTGCCTCAGTTCTTTATAAGCAGTATTCTTTTTACCTTCGTCTAGAGCTTCGCCAATACTCTTGATTTTTCCATATACTTCTAGTCCAGAGCCTAGTAAATTAGCAGCCGATTTAGCTTTATTAGCCATTTTGTCCATCTTGCTAGGACCATCAAGGGCTTCCTGCATTCTTCGCTCAGTATTAACTCTTGTGGCAAGGTCATTCAATTCATTTGTAGAAAACAATTCTTTGTGCTCATAAGCCTTGTTCCAATCCTGTTTTTTCAGGATATCATCTTTAAGCTTCTCGTTTTTAACGCGCTTGATCTCTTCCTTAGCAGCTAATTTCTCTTCAGAAGCTTTCTGCCTTGTTTCAGCTTTCTGTATTTTACCTCCGTATTTTTCCTCAGTAGATTCCATCTTTTTAAGATAGTTTTCGGCTTTATTTACAGCTTTTTCTATCTTAGCTTTTTCTTTAGGAGATAGCTCATTTATAGTTTTTGTACCCTGAATTTTACTTATCTTTTTAACAGCAGCATTGTACTTCCCGTAATGTCTTGCATTTTTCTTTTTAAGAATATGTCCGAGCTGTTCTGGAGTTCTTCGTATACCCCATCTCTGTCCCTTAACGCCGTAATGTTCAAGATACTCAGGATTTTTTCTTACGGCTTCGAGTGTCGTTTCCATTATTATCATCTCCTTTTATTGGAGTTTCATTTTGAATTGTGTCTTTTAATGTTCCTATTGCCTTCTTGAACCATTTAGGTATAGGAACGCCGAGTTTATCGAGATTCTCAGAAACAGACACAGCTTCCATCAGGATTATGTAAAACGATAACCCTGCTAAAATATAGTGAGGCGCAGTTGTACCTTTCACGAGAGCTACGCCTATGAGTATTACACAAATCTCGCCCATCTTTTTGGCTAGACCAGTTCGCATAACACTAGATTTAACTTGTTTCTTCTTCCAAGCGTTTAGAAAGCCGGTTACTATGTCCACGGCCATCATAAACATTGGAAGTGTTATTGTGTAGAAGTCTGATTTGAAAGAAAATACTGAAAGATCGAAATTCATCGTCTTATCCTCCTTATTCTATACTAGGATCAGTTAAGACATTGAGTCTCCACTGTAGTTCGTCTCTTGTTTCCTTGAGTAAATTTGTATGATAACTCGAAGATGGAGGATCGAACTGGAGTCTTACGTATGTATCAACATAAGTTACAACTCCCTGAAGTCGACCGAAATCATCACCAAGGAAATCAGACCACGTTTCATCAGGTCCTGTTATCATGAATCCTCTAGCACCAACATTATGCTGGTTGAGAATCATGAGTGCGGTGTTTATTGAGGATAGCAGATCAGGATCGAATGATGAATCATCCTCGTTTCCTACTCTGAATTTTCTTATTGTAAGCAGGATGCTTTCTTCCATTATAGAGTTTGACAACTTCCTCCACTCCTTCCTTAGCTACATAGCCTTCTTTACCATAATATAGCTTTGCTTTATACATTGGTGTGTTTTGAAAATCATAGTAGACTTTAGACGTGTCTACGTGGAATCGGTCTTTCTCAGTTAGGTACAACACGGCCGATGCATCACATAGATCTTTTCTTAATGTTAGTTTTTTACAGTTCTTTATTTTGAATTCGGACATGTTGATCACCTCTTTAGGATAGTTTTTTAAATTTACTATTGAATATGTAATCTTCGCCAGGATACTCATCCCAGTGTAAACGATCTTGTTCTTTGAACCCATACTTTTTGGCTATAGCAACGCTAGCTCCATTGTTTTCAAACACATTCCACTGTAACTCGCCTATTTCTTTGTTTTTGTCTGATTCGAACCAATTCAAAGCCTTCTTTGTTACTATACTAGAATACCCTTTGCCTTGAAGATCTTTTCTTGTAGCTATTGCTATTTCTCCAACTTTATTCTTTGAAAAGGATGGATCATTATCCCAGATCTGAAGAAACGAAGCTGCTTTACCGGATTTATCATAGGCTATAAATGTTTTTGATATGTTTTCAAACTGTCTAATGTCTTTTAAGAATTTATCGGCTCTTTTTATTTCTTCTGGTGAATATCCAAAGAAATGCTTTTGATTATTTGTTAGAGAATCGACGATCATATTAACATCGTCTTTTGTTTTGGATACAGACCTTATTCTAGATCTTATTCGGCTACGATTCTTACCTTCCTTAGTAAGCGATCCGTCCTTGTTCTGATATCTACGAACACCCCATTTTTGTCCTTTAACACCATGGTGTTCAAGATAGTTTTTGATGGCTAGTCTTTCTGTTGAATAAATATCCATTTTGAGGTCACCTTCTCCAAGGACAAGTATCATTTGGGACTCTTTCTACTATTGTAGGCGGAGCTCCAGGTATTCCGTAGTGTATATATCGATGAGTCTGACCACTCACTGTTATAACATTCTCTGGATCGAAGATTCGTCTAGAATTATTGACTAGGTCTTCTGGTAAAAGAATGTTTATATGATGTACACTAATACGATTTGTGTTGATTACTTTATTAAGAGACTTATCATAGTAACCATCAAGCGGATAATCCGGATGAGCTAAGTCACAACACTCGTCTCTTAATATTATTTGCTTCCTGAATTCAAGCCACTCGGGCGATTTGTACAATTCTTGATTCATCCAACGAAGAGTTCCGAACGTTTCATCTGATACGATGCCATTGCATAACAAGTAAACTAATCGTTCTTCAAAAGTTGGAAGACTCAAAACCTCACTATAGTTCCTCATCATAATATTCGTCCTGAGGAATTTCATACTCAGTCATAGCTGCTATTGCTCTGTTAACCAATTCAGGCATATTGCTAGAATCTTTAATAGATTTAGTCTTAGCAGCGATCAGAGTATTCTCATGTCTAAGTTTCTCGCGTTCAAGCATTGTTTTCTCAGTTGCAAGTTTCAGAAAATGTAGAAGAAGCTGAACTGGTGGCTTCTTTGACTGTATAAGTTCTCTTGCTCTATTGATAGACAAATTTATTAACTCGTTTTCAACGTCTTTTGCAGTCTTTACTCTACTGTTCTCTAAGATTTCATCCTCTTCCATAAAGTTAGCCTCCTTTTTAGTTGAGAATTCTATTGTTTTTTAAAACAGCCATCGCTCCCGAAATAATCCGTATCGAAAGGAGGCTCGTTTTCGAAACAGGTATGACTTATTATATGCTCCACCCATTGGCCGCTAAGTAAGTCACCGCGCGAGTTTCGAGGGATGGCTGCTTTAAAAAGCGATAGAAATATCGCCTTTATGAAACCGTATGCTTTACTCTGTCATGTTCTTCAGCTCTTTTACCATCGTTGAATCGATCAAGAGTACCTACCAAATATCCAGTGATTCTTCTGATTCGATCAAAGGGCTTTGCGTCTGAGAAATGACATTCAGTATCAACATACTCGCCATCCACTTTGAATATAATTTTTGAAATTACTCTATTAGCATACTTCTCTCTAAGCTGCTTAGTGTAATTCTCGATTTCTTCAGGTGAAAGTTCTCCACCTACTACCTCTGTAACAATCTTGTCTGTCATATAGGCCTCCTGAAAAACTGAAAATATAAAAATTCCCACTGGGGAAAAAATGAAGACCGCCGCGATCTAGGGGTGGGGGTACCATGTAGGACCCCTCCCCCGGGGTGCCAGCAGTTTCACGAACTTTGTTCAATGAGTTTATAAATTTATTTTTCTTGAATTTTAAAACTTTTTCAATAAAAGTTATTATCATTCATTTCCTTCAACATTCTTTGAAACTAATTTATAGTTTCCTGTCAAGTTAAAGTATGCAATTTCTTTGGACGCGGCTGAAATTTCGTCGTCGGACTCACGGTTTGACATAGAGTCAGAGAGCTTTGCAATCCTAAGGATGTAAGGCCATGTGAAGTAACCGTGATCTTGATCCCAACGATTCCATTTGTCAAACTGGTCGAAAGGATCGAAAGGATTGTCTTTAGTTGTTACCATTGTTGCTTCGTACATACACTTTCATTCCTTTCTTAAAGCTGTTTCTCAAGAGTTTCTACAGAAACGCCTAAGTTTTGAGATACTTCTGTCAATGTATAACCGGAATTCAACAGGTTTTTAGCTGTAGCTACTTTAGCCGCAGACAGAGTTGTTGTTTGTCTAGGCATAAACCATTTCTTTATTTCTGTATCATCTGTATTAGCAAGTATCTCATTGAGCTTTGTTTTTGAGATGGCGCCTGCTTGTATAGCGTCTACCTCTTTCTCTGTAAGCTGAATAGGTTCTTTTTTAACACCCATTCTTTGGCGCATTGCTGTTAAAGTACGACCTTTAAGTTTTTTATAGCCTTCTTTATCATCAAGAAGGTCTGGATTGTCCTGAACCTGCTTCTCTACCTCTTGGTTTGCCATTAACTGGACCTGCTGTTCTCTTGGCTTATTCTTATATGCGTTAGTGAGTTTCTTATTCAAAGAATCTACTTCATCCTGGAATACTCTTTTGGCGCTTGGGTTATAGGGTATATCTTCAATTGAAAGGGTATCTTTTCTAGCCTTATTCCCGAGTGCCTTCATGCTATTAGCATAATCAGCATACACTCTTTCCATAGCAAAGTTCTCTTTTGAAATAAGGTCTCTTGCATCCTTGGTTTCAGCCATAAGCTTAGATTCTTGCTGACGAACTACTATTTCACCCTTTTTGTTTTTGTAAGTAGCATCGCTAGCAGGATAATATATCTTCTCTCCAGTTTCAGGATCTATGTCATATCGTTCAGAACGTTTGTCCACACGAACAGGGCTCTTTGCTCTTGAAATAAGAGTTGAAGAACCTCCTTCTGACTGATACTTTTTCTTAAGAGAAGCTATGTCGAGATCGTCATATGCTGCTTTATAGTTAAGATTATGCTTGGCAACATCAATAACAACCATTGCATACTTGGTAGCTCTGACAATTTCATCAGGTTCTGCGTTCTTAAGAGTCATGTCAGTTATAAGATTTGACGCCATCCCCATATGCTTTCCTTCAAGCTTACTACCTTTCTTCCAAGCAGGAGCAACGTCTTTTGGATTGGCATAAATGTCTGCATCGAAGGTCTGCAATGCTTTGATGGGGGCTTCATTTTTCCAAAGGCCCTTATTGTCTGGAATAACAATAACAGTATCACCGTCAAAGTCAGCACCTGACAGCTGAACAGCAACCTTATGATGTATGCCGATAGCATCGAAAGAAGCATTTCCGATAGTTTTCTTTGCTTCTGCATTGTTATTATTTACAGTAAGTCTTGGAATTTCGAATCTTCCCTGATGTGGGTGTCTTATAAGTACAACAGATTCTCCATTCTCGAGTCTAGGTGCATAAACCTCATCCTCTTTAAGGGAATTTACAGGAAGAATAACCGCTGTTGCCTGTCTTGGCATAGCTGCTGCTTTAAGATGAACTGCTGCAGAATCGCATTCGTCAGCAAAAGCAATAAGCTGCTGTTTACGAATTGTAGGATTTGCAATTGACATGATTTCGTTATATTCATCAAGCTTGAGATCTTTTGCAATATTAAGCTGCTGCTTTGCAAGACCAACGGACTGTTTTGATAATTCCTGAGAAGCAAGAGTTCTAGACCATTTATTCCAATCCCCCTCTTCATTCATCACATTAAGTGCTGAAAGCTGCTTTTTGCCATTCTCGTCGACATATTCTTTTCTGTAATATGTTGAGCCGAACGGGTTGTCAGGATTATCTTTTTGGGATTTAAGAACGCCGCCTTCTCCTCCTAAAGGAGTACCGATTTTCTTATTTGAGTTAACAAGAATATCTTTGCCTTCAGGAATATCGTCAGAATATACAACCATTCCTTTGGCATACAGTTTACCGAACTCTTTGTCGTCAACCGCTATTCTGCACTGAGCATAATGAGCATCACCAAGGTCAAGATCTGGAACTCCTCGTCTTATCTCAATAACGCCATCTTTGTCAGTACCGCCTTCTTCTGCATATCTGATAGCGATTCTATCCATAGACAGCTGCTTAGGAGGACCTCCAGCTTTGGTTACGCCATCAATACCATTGTCATGAAATATAACGCCATCAACAGGCTCAATTTCGTATCTGTGTTCCCAAGCTTCTTTCTTAGAAACGCCTGGTTCCGATAATACGCGAAGAGTTGTTCTTTTACCAGTTCCGAGCTGCTCAACATAAACCTCGTTAATAGAATATCCTTCTTCTTCAAGATTCTTGAGTGCCTTCTTCATACGGTCTTCTGTTATGCCCATATAAATATTAGCACCTTTTGTTGTGTTAAGGAACGGTTTTGTTTTCAGCTGCTCCTTAAGAACGTCGGTTACTGTTTTTTCTGCCTTTTCAGAAAGCTGTCTGCTTGGATCCAAATATAAACTTACTGTTGATACTGGAATTCCAAGGCGTCTAGAAATCTCAGACTTAGAAACACCTTTTGCATAAAGCTTAGCTGCATTTGTATAATATGAATTTTTGAGAGTTTCATTCTCTTTTGAGATTCTTGCTCTGAGCTGAGATGTTGTTTCATATCCCATGCTTTTAGCAATATCTACTTCGGATATACCTTCTTTTTTGAGCTCTTTTACTCTCTGAAGAAAATCCTTTGATCTCTGTGGATCTTTACCAGAACCCCAAGGATATCGACCTGAATGGCGTGGGGTTCCATAATGTTCTAAGTAGTTGTTTTCATCAATCATGGTCTTATTTCTCCTTTCAGGCGATATAGAATATCGGAGTTATGTTGTATTAGACCCATGATTAATTCGATTCGTTCAGGGTCTGGAGTTTCTTCAAACTTTTCCTGATTTTGATAAATTCGAAGATCTATTTGCAATTCATACGGATCTACATGATACTCCATACAAAAATATGCACAATAGATTTCGACTTGTTCAAGAATATAGTTCTCGTCTTCATCAACTTTTACAACAGGAACTGTCCCTGTCTTAAGATCAAATATTTTTAAGATCTGTTTGTCAGGGTCATAGAATATAGCATCTGCAGTACCGAAAGCAAAATCATTGACATACAGAATAACTTCAGGAGTCATCCTTTCATCTATTGCATCATTTACATACATTGCTAAAGTATCTGGATTTCTTTCATCCAAATATAACTTTATTCCAAGCTCAATAGCCTTTGCCGCAAACGCATGTCTTTCTGATCCGATAGCAGCTGCTTGTTTGTTGTAAAAAGTTTTTGTAAGCTTTTCGTCATCGTACCGTAACCATCCATGTTGAGATGGGGATAAGAACGCATGGCAGTCCTTAAGTCGAGAATGATTGTTCCATCGCATTCAGAACCTCCTCCTCATTCTCAGGACATATGAATGATGCAAAAGACCACTTGTTGTAGAAGTCAACATAGAACTCCTGATTTGGTCTCTTTGAAGCATCAGTTTCTCTTTTGCATTCGAGCAGTGCCCAATGTTTTTTAAATATAACCACAAGATCAGGAATGCCCTGAATATCATTTGGGTTGAGCTTTGCTACGATTGCATGTTTGAAACGTTCTTTAATGCGTTTCTTGAGTCCTTGCTGGTATTCATTTTCTCGCGCGATTGTTCTGTTCATAAAGTTAGCCTCCCTTAGAACAAAAATATAAAAGAGTAGTTCAGGTATCGCATTTGCTTATTATTCATTATTTTTGCGAGCGATACCAACTTCTCTCTATTATACACCGTGTTTAAAATACGTTACAAAATAGCACTTTTTTATGCAAGCAAAAAATAAAGCTCCGTGTTTGCCACAGAGCCTATTTTTGGTTATTCCTTTTCTTTTAACCAAACGCCTATTGTTATTTCTGGTTTTGCTTTCAGTTTAGCCCTTATATCACAGTAATCATCAAGATAATATTCAATTGGATATTTATCTAATTTGTTATTGAATTCTTGTATTTCTGGTAATATACGATCTTTAATAAATTTGCTATATTCTGGATTCATATCTTCTATATAATCTCCAAATGAGCACGGTTTACCCGTTTTATCCCATTCTTCATTTATAGATGGTATTTTATCATTAAAAATATTACAAATTTGTGATCGGTATTCCAAATAAAGCTTCAATAAACTTTCTTTAAAAACCTCCGAATCAAATATAGTTCCTTTTATTCCTGTAATATCAGGTATAATTGTATAAAGCTTCTCCATAATTAATAAGCCTCCTAATTAAAATATCGGATTTCTCCATAATATACCATGTTTTACCTGTAAAAATATACTTTGCGAACTTTGTTCCAAAACTCAAGACAAAAAGACAAAAAATTTTTGAAAAATACTTTTATATATAATTAAATTTAAAAATCGATTTTTTTCAAAGAAAAAGTGGCATTTTGACGCTTCTACAACAAAGTTGTCAAAAAATGGCCAAAATCGGCGTTTTTTGGCGTTTTTTGTATACTTTTGTTGTCAAAAATTTGTCAAAATGAAAATGACAGTTTTTTCAAAAGTGGCAGGATTTGGCTGTTTTTGACAACTTTAGTATACAAAATCAATTTTTCGCAAATTTTCACTTTGACAACCAAATTGTCAAAAAATAGAGCCCATGTTTAGCAAAATATGCCAATTTCAGACTCTATTTCTCCTCTTTTACATGTTCCAATAACGTCGAAACATACTTCTTTCGAAGCAGCGATTAATAAAATAATCAAGATCTGATTTAGTTATAATATATCTATTCCGGTATGTTTTAGCATTCAATTTCACGCCATGATACCCAGTTGTGATATACTTCAAAACCATCTGTCTTGACACTCCGAGAATTGCCGCAACCTGAACTACAGTATATTCTTCCATTCAGAACACCTCCTATTATACTCCATGTTTAAAACGAAAAAAGAGAATCCATGTTGGATTCGAACCAACTATCTCTAGTAAATATACTAGTGTCTTCCCATTCGACTTATGTATCTCTTCATTATACACCGTGTTTTAATTGTAAATCAGAAGGTCCCTGTCAAGGACCCCCATCATTGAGATGTGAAAATATAAAGTCGCGTATTAGTTTTAGCCCTTTTATCACGCATAAAGCACCAACTCCGACACTTATAGCTACAATAGCAGGCTCAAAAAATAATTCTACCATGTTTTCACCTCCAATATACACTGTGTTTAAGCTGAAAAAAGAGACTAAGTGTTCTTTTTGTTCACAAATAGCCCCTTTCTTTTGTTTATTTCACGTCTATGTTAGTATTCCTCCTGATTTTTCTTTTTGTATCTTCTTCATATTCTTTTTTACTTAATTCCCAAGCGTCGCGCGCCCAGCAAATAAATGTCAATATGAATGTTGTTGTTATTAAAACAGTCATTCAGAACACCTCCTTTCTATAATACACCATGTTTAAACCGAAAAAAAATAGACCCCGTGCTTTTTACGGCATAGGGTCAAATATTTTAGAACACCGACATATCATTATTAATCTGTTCTTCTATTTTTTTAGCTTTCTTTTTCCCGAATACAGTTTTAAGTTTTTTATGAAACTGCTTATAGAGATCTTCGTCTTCTTCTATTGCTTTAAGATCAGGTATAATAAACTTACAAACCGTATTTTTATACTTGATTTTACCTGAAGCCGAGATCGTTCCATCGCAATTCTTCTTTGCAACTGCCTTCCAAGTTAAGTTTTTCATAAAAAATAACCTCCTAATATAAAATAATATATCGGATTTCTCCATTATAGGCGGTGTTTTATATGTAATTTTTAGCCATTTTCGCGAATATCAGCGTCTGCTTCGGTAAATATAGGACCATTCTCAACATCAACAGCATGAAAATCCTCATTTTTACAATCAGATTCGGTCTCTTCAGGCACATTTTCCTTCAGATAAACCTCATTATCAGCGTAAATTATTGCCTCTTCTTTTATTTTTTCAGCTTCAGCAGCCTCTAATTCCTCCGAACAATATGTTTTAAATGGATTGAGTATCAAATCCTCAGCATAAGGCAGTGTCTTAGCCCATTCAATGAAGGTCTCCCAGCCGTCTTTTCCGAGCTTATGACCCTCTCTAGCCTTACAAATATTCCTCAAAACCTGATAATTGAGGTCTATTGTACTCTCCATGAGGTAAGAATCTGGCAACATGTCGATAATCTGTCTCCAACATGTATCCATACCCTCTTTTCTCTTCTTAACAGCCTCATCAAATGCCTCCTGACCGTATGTATCGAGGTATTCCTTATCAATTATAGTGTTTTTCATCCTCCACCAGTTGATTCGGAGCATCTCAAGTGTCTGAATTGTGAACATAAATATAGTTCTTGATGTAGCAGCACCGGCAAGAGCAAGCTTCATTGGGTGATCAATGATAGAGCTAGCCGCAAAGCTCTCGGTTGTGATCTGATCCTTCAAAATATTATGCATTGTAGAATCGGAAAGGCGTACAGTACCTACCTTATATGTATCAAACTGCTTCCACCAGCTGAGAGGAGCCTTAATATTGACCTGAACATGTATAGCACGGGCAAACTTAGCTTCATCAGTTCCTCTCAGAACCAGCTTCTTCATCAGCTTGAGGTCTTCTTCACCGAGCTCCTCTTCATGAATATCACTCAAACAATCTGGAACAGAATCACACTTCTCAGTATTTCTGAAGCTCCGTCTTACGCCAAGGGCAGCTCCATAAAAGCCCCAAACACCAATTGTTGACAGCGACATATGGCCACATTTTATCTCATTAACAGGGGTCTCATCTTTTACCTCTTCGTTTGTATTAGTCTCAGCCTCAACCTCTGTATTATTCATCTTCTCATTTTCCATCATTATTTCCTCCTTAGTTTTATTTTTAAATCCATGACACGTAGCATCAGGCGTACTAGTGCATCCTCTGAACGAACAGAAATATAAAACCCCTTCTAGAGTCTCACTAAGAGGTTCTGCAAACGAACAGTTTTTACAAAATGCCTTTTCAGCCTCCTCATTATCCATTATTATTTTCCTCCTTATTAAACTTACCCTCAAACGCCATCATAGCATTTGGAACCCACTGTAAACATCGATCTTCAGGCTTAGTCTGCCTATTTTTAAATAAGCATACCGGTATTTTTTCATTTGTCGTACTGATTTCAATCATTCTGAATTTCTCACATCCAGAGCAATTATGTTGAAATCCAGTAGCCTTCTTTACCTCAACCATTCTCAGCCTCCTGTATAAGTACAATATCTCCGTCGACATCTAGTCCTAAAACACCAGCAACTTTATCAGAGCATAAAAATACTGGCTCTTTGCTTTTTCTCCATGCGCCTAAGGCTTTAAGAGCATTAATTGTGCTTTGTTTGAAACTATGATTTATGATGGTTATATTTTTCATTGTGCATACTTCTGACTTTTCATTTCTAGAAATCTTTAGCTTAGTTCCATTGCTTATGTAGAATCCTGGATTAACACAAAGTATATCAAGCTCACTAGTCAATCCAAGATCCCTAGTAGATTCCCCAAAATAGGAATATGGATAGATAACAAAATATCGGTCTAATTTGTTCATAATATCACCTCAATCATACCAGAAAGCCCAATGGAAACCTTTATAAGTTACCATTAGGCCAACACACGCATCCCAAATATGTTGTCTGAACCCACCTACAAAGTTGGCAGCCTCTGTACAGGACTTAAACATCATGTCCAGTTCATAACAATATACCTTATAAACTACAGGTCTACCTCTTGGTCTACCCGTCCGCTTCCTGCCCATGAATATCACTCCTCACTATACCAGTCTTCGTTTTCGGATCTGTATTCATCTTCATCATAGTATTTCTTTTTAGCCCTTCGCTCAAGTAGTTTATTTTGAAAAATCTCTAATAATTTGAATGGAACAAATATAACTATTAGCAACAGAGCAAAAGGCCAAGCTATCCCTACCGCACAAATATCAAAAAGATCTTCTGTTGGATCAATGAATATCCAAATGAGGATGGTAATCAAAACTATTATTGAATATATACCAAATATAAATATAGGTATCATGTTTTCGTTCATATTAACATCACTCCTCAATCTTGAGCACAACACACCCAGCTCCAGGGCACCAATTATCGCATACATGACGGCCATGATTTCCTATTATCGGACGTACTGGATTATAATTGCATATTTTGTTTATTGTTTGGGAACCACGTATAACCTCAAACTCAACATAAGCGCAGTTTTCACAGCATTTACGGTTTATTCGAATGTTTGTTCCGGCTATTTTAGCCATTTCTTTTTTGGTAGGATTTCTCCAACAATGCTGCTTTTTATCATGAATATAACCAGCTATAATACCCAATCCCATAGCAACAGGGAAAAAGGCAATTACTATTCGATCTGTTCTATTCAGAATAATACACAGCACAAAGCATGCAAAACCAACAAATATATCGATTATGCCAACTATTAGATGACCTCTCATCTCATCGCCCCCTACTGCATTTATTTGCAAGCCACTGAGTTTTGTGTTTACCACGCTTGTTGTTTATACCGCCGAATTTAGCATCAAATAATGATACAGATCGCATGATTTTGTGTTCATCTTTCTGCATCCGTTCAAGTTTTTTTCTTTGCCGTCTCTGTTCCCTGTTTTCCATCATTATCCTCCTCGTTTATAAGCCAGTTGCAAAATTCCTCACTACAGTTAGGACATAAGTCTATAGGTCCAAGCCAGTTTCCGTTTTTGGCTCGAATATCGATCTTACCGAAGTCAATTTTATTACCGGAAAGAGAATATAAAAGCGTCCTCTCAAATCCTTTTACTTTTTCTTTAGATATTTTAGGAATATCTTTTTTGAAAGTATCGGATTCCTCATAATAAGACCCGCATCTATCACATCTCTTACAGTTAGCCATTACTTCTTCCTCCTAGCAATAGTATTATTTACAGCTTTAACAAGACCCTTCTCAACAAAGCCTCTTATGTTTATTTCCTTCCACACTTTTTTACGCCTAAACCATGGTGTCTTACTTAACTTTGTGTTTATAGCCACAATATGAATTGCCTGTGTAGAAGTCAAACAATCAACCGGCACTTCGTTACACCACTTTATGAATTCTTTATATGTCATAGTACAGCCATTACGCTGCTCTCCGCTCGTATGTGTTTTGTTTTTCATAAGTTATAAGCCTCCTATTATAGAATGCACGTTCGTTAAAGTCCTTCTTTCCTCTTAAGCATCTATTAATGTTTCGGTCAATAGAAGCATCGCTCTCGAAAATATAATAGATCATCTCAGTGAATGAAGTATTACGCCTATCAATACGCCCCTTTGCCTGACACATTTGTTTGTATGAATATGATTGACTGTAGAAGAATATAACATTAGTATCAATGCAATTCCAGCCCTCACAGCCAGCAGCATACTGAACTAAATATACCCATTCTTCAGTTTTTGGTGCGTCTTGATGCTTTTGACCATTCCATTCGGCATATGGTATTTTATACATCTCACACCATTCACGCAAAATATCAAGTTCATATGTATAGTTGTAGAATATAATTACCCGCTTGAGTTTCAAAGACCTATACGTCCTATCAACATTAGCAATTCTACTCTTATCACTATTTACTATTTTATGAAGCAAAGAACAATACTGACTTATATTCTGGACGGGCCAATCTTCGAAAGGATCCCACCGGTCTTTTTCAACCTTAGAATATAATTCCTTATCGTATCCACATTTAACTCTTATTTCGACAGGTATTGTACTACGTTTGAAATCCATTTTGACTAAAATATCATTACGAATTTCTTCAAGCCTCCGCTCATTTACATACCTTTCAACAAGAGGAAAGTTTACGAATCGGTTATAAACCACATGTCTACAGATAAAGTCTGACTTATTCTTAAAATATCCATTGGCGATCATTACTGGCATATACTCCATCCATGTATCACCAGGCGTTGCTGTTAGTAATATCCATTTGTTGCACTTAGCAATTTTAAGGAAAGACTTTGTCCATGTGCCATAACCAACTAGTCTCTGTTCATCAAATAGAAAATATGAATTTTTAACGTTAATATATTTCTTAATATTATTCCATGAATCGATTTTCAGATTAAATGGTAAATCGTCTATAAAGCATGAATAATACTTTGAAATATCATTTTCCCATTCTTTACTATCTCGCTTTTTTGCTGTTGTGATAATATAAAGATTAGGCTTTGGTTTCATCTCATATGTATCTTTATCATACCAAGCTATGCCAGTAAGACTCTTGCCTGAGCCGACCCCACCGTATAAGATGGAGCCGGATTTCAGACGTGTGAGCGCTTCTTTCTGGTCGTCAAATAACTCAATCATCAGAGTTATCTATTGCCTCCTCAAGAGCATCGTCCTGATCAAATATAACATCACCGATCTCGTTGTCGAAGTCTTCGAGGGCAAGTCTATAATGATCAGGATTAGACCATACCTGAAGTCTTGCAAGAGCAGCCTTAAGAGACCATTCCCCTGTAAACTTATTCTTAGACCACCAAGGTCTTACGATGATATTTACAGCCGTAAAGACGACATCATCAAGCTGGTAAACATCTTCCTCGCCCAGGTGTACTCCGTGAGGCTGTCCTCCGTCCTCGGCATTGATAATGAGGTCGACCTCCGGAGGCTCGTTGTAGTTGTAGTTGAGGTCTACATTTATATAATACTCTGTGGGCTTATCAGAATCGGTGTATTCGCGGGTCTTAACCTTCCAACCCTCGTCGATGAGAGCCTGAACGTCTATGATCTCAGGATCAAGGAAGAGCGCGAACTGTCTCTTGCCATACTGATTTCTGTCTGTCACTCTACCAGAGAAGTTCTTCCATCTGATGTCTCCAGGATTGAGTCCCTTAATTATGATTGGCTGTACCTTATTCATTTTACATTTCTCCTTTAAATAAAAATCGATTTTTTAGAACGGAACACCATCACGACTAACAAAGCCTTCAAATGATCCGTACTGGTTGATTGTTTCAATAGCCTTTCTGGCTAATTCTTCATGATAGCTCTTATCAAGAATATCCCACTTATCCTTTCTTTGAACAAGTGTACTTGCCTCAAGCCACAACGTATCCTTGGTACCTGTTACAGCACCAAATTTACCGGTTTTACTGTTTTTTGCTACGAGTTCTGCTCCATAACCCTTCTTTACAGGCGCGAAGCATCCAACTCGTCCAACGAAATGGTAGTCATGACCAGCAGCAATTCTTTCTTCGAGTTCTTCATCTGACAAATATCCAAACTCTTCAAGCATCCGCTCGGCCTTCTTTGTGATTTTCATGTTGGCTTTCTGCTTACGACGATACTCCTTTAAGTCTTCCCAGAATGACACGTCTTCCAGACCTTCCTTGAAGTCCATATATATGGTTCCTGCCTTAGACTCCTTAACTTCGAAGTAATCGTTTATTGTGAGTTCTTCCTTGCTAAACAAAGTCTTGAATACATAAGGAACCTTGAACTGAGTACCAGTAGCAGTCCATGTCTCTGGAGCGTCAGGATCGTCCTTACTTAGATATGCAACATATACCGCATCATTAACAAGACATATACGATCAAATACATGTTCAACTTCAAATGTGTATCCATACTTCTTACCATACTCAAATATAAAGTCTGCAATACCCTTGGAAGGATTAACAACCTTAATTGAGTCGGTCTTAATATGAATAACCTTACCGCCGCGCTTCTCAACCTCTTCGAGAAGATTGATCATAAACAGAGCACCTCTCTTAGCAACAATATTATCAACATTTCTAGGATCTCTGAATGCATTGTCGTAGTGTGCTGATGTGAGACCATATACTGCATTTATCGCAATCTTAAGTGCCTTAGACAAAGCCTTACAAAGTTTAGGATCATCCAGATACTTATCAAGCTTATGATCAAATAACTCCTTAGCCTCTTCAAGTTTACCATGCTTTATCAATATTCTGAGATCATATATAAGCTTGTAACGCTTTGTATACTTGTCTCCAAATATATTTAAAGCAAACGCCGAACTTGGGTGCATGCCTGCAATATCAAATGTCCATACATTGAAATACATTCCTGGGCGGCTAATTACATATCCACCCTCTCCTGTATCACGACCTTTGTAAGTTGAAGTACCTGTAAATACGTCGTATTTGTAGCCAGGAAAATCCTTTGAAAGGTCTGTATATACAAACTGATCCTTTGCATTCTTGTCGTTGCCAAATATAATCTTCTCGGTAAGAGTGTTTGTCTTTGTGTTTTCATTGCATGCCTCTTTCTCAAGAAGAATATTGGCAATATCTGCAAGAATCTGTCTGGCTGTGAAGTCGCCAATATTTGCATCAAATGTAGCTTCCGTTGAATCAACGTCATTAATACAATAATCAGCAACCTTCTGCCACAGCTCTTTTGGAACAGGCTCATCCCAGTCAAGACCAAGTTCAAGATGGAGGATACCAAGTCTGATTTCCCATTTCTTAAGACTCATCTTTTCTGAGCAGAAGTCATAAATATCAGTATAAGACAGATTGTATGCCTGTGGGAATTTGCCGCCTTGACCCGATATAATCTGTTTACTCAGTCGGTAAAGTTGTTCGTTTGTATAACCCATCAGTCGTCCATAGAGAATATGATTATCGTACTCCCTATTATTGAAACCGACAAGTTTATACTTGCAAAGCTGTTCAATTATAGCCGCTTCTGGATTTATAAGAGCTACAGTTTTCTGACCTCTAACCTTATAGCATAGTACAAATAAGTTAGGGAATACCTCAACGTCAAAGAATATAATTGTGTCTTTATCAAAATCTAAGCATGGAGCAACCTCTTCAGAGCTCCATTTCATGTCTTTCATAAGACCCAAACAATACTTTGCATTATTCGAGGAATTTATTGCAAATGTTCGAACAGCAGCCTTCATATCTGAAATATCATAATGAATACCGCTTGCATACGCATCGTCCATCAATTTCTTAATATAATCCATTGACGGCTTTGTGAAGTCATGATACTCCTTATTCAGATTTTTGGCAACCATTATTCGAAGCATTCTCTCGTTCTTAATACCATCCCAATTTAACACCGGTTTCGCCTCCTTTAAAGGCAACGAACCAGTGAATTCAGAAATACCATAGTCATTAGCAAGAGAGAGCCTCCTACGTAATGCCGAGCCTCCAGTAAACACTTTTATCTCAATATGGTCTTTATAAACTCGGGATAGTTTTGAAACGTCACCCTTATAAATATAATGTAGATGAATTCCTTTTCCAGACTTTGATGTTTCGCAATAAGTCTTAGGCCATTCGGAAGCCGCTTTGAGATTAGCCGCTAAATCCTTATTGCCATTCTCATCCTGAATATCAAAGTCTATAACGATTAAGTTTTCTGGGACTTTAACATAGTGCTCAAGAGTAGGACTAATCTCAGACAATTTAGTCATACAATCAATCCATTTTACTTTTGGCACACTAGTTCCGTTTTTATTCACCGCGTATTGAGCTGGATAATCCATACCCAAAATATCAAGTGGTGATGTCTGATGAGGCTTAAGCTGAAGCCAATCCGGTAAACCCTCTATAGAAATATCAGTTGGCGATTCTTCGAGCTCACCGGTTAGGCCAAGAAATTTACCTTGCTTAAATCCCTCATATAAGTTCCTTATCTGCATACCATCTTCAGTTTTCCTATCGTGGTATTCTTCAAAGTATTCTTTGAGTTCTTCTTTAAATATCCTTTTTGAATATTTATACTTTACATTAGCATCGTCTGCCCATACATTATAAAGCTTCCATGCCTCAGATAAAGTTGTTCGATCTTTTTCAACATATGTGTCAAAATTATCTTCCAAGAAATTATACATATCATTCGTAGCTGACATCATCTTAGTCGGAATATAATTGTCATAATACGAAGGCCCTAATTCATTGAAAATATCAACACAATGCTGAGCTATAGCGCCTAACTCAAAATCTATTCCATTCATACATCGAAGCCACTCTCTGAAAGGAAGCTTTTCATTTGATGGATAAATATCAATTAGACGCCTCACAATTCCGGATTTACTATCAGTGATTCTTACGGGTTTGTTTGTACCCATAATCAAGAAAGACTCGATCTTTGCAGATATAATCTTCTTGAATTTTGCGTTAAGTGGTTGGTATTCGTGTGATATGATTGAGTTTAGTCGAGTGTTATCTTCGATTCCAGATAGATCGCCGTCATGTTGAATGGCTATTAATGGATTATCAATAAAAGGCTCCATAGCAAAATCTTTTTTACCATCACCTAAGTCTTTTGCATTAAACGTATTATAATATCCAGGAAATAACCGTTCTATAATATTAATTATAGTTGATTTACCTGCTCCTGACGAGCCTCTGAATACTATAAACTTTTGCAATGTCTTAGACGCACCAGTTATGATAGCACCGATTGCCCATTCAAATTTCTGGCGTTCTTCTGGAAAATATAACGTCGAGACTAACTGCTCATAACAATCCCTTGAGCCGGATCCGATTGCATAAGGAACCTTTTTAGAGCAGTAATCTTCTTTAGTTATTTCAGAATTAGCAAATATAATACTTCTATCAAGTTCGTGATATCTATCTGGTAAAGATCTGGTGAAGTCCAAGAACTCTTTCCATTTCTTAGAACCAAATGAGTCAACATACTCAACTTGACAATAAGGATTCTTTTTAGCTTCTTCCGACAAAGCAGTATCTATACACTTTACAACCGCGGCTGGATTTGTAGTCCACATACCAGTATCTTCATCATAAAACGCATAGAAATTTCCACCTTTTATCATCAAAGCATTATCTGTAAATGTTATTTTGAAGTCGGGGTATATTACAGGAACACCACGGACTAGTTTGCTTTTTATTTGAAAGAAATCATAACCCGTAATATCACCTCCTTTGTATTAAATTATAAAATATCGCTCCACGGCATATGGTTACACTGAGTCCAAATATCAACGTTCCATCCGTCATCATTTCGCAATAGTTCAGTTCTGTAGTGATCACAAGACTCATCTATATTTCCGTACGAATACATGCACTCAAGCATATACTTAAAGAACATCCATGGTGTTGTTTGCTCGGGGGCTGGGCTTAGCATCTCATCACAAGACATAGCAAGTCCGGCCATCATCTCAAACATTGTACAAGGACCTTCTCTAGGCCATATGCCATACTGTTCAAAATATAAACGTCTGCAGTCAACTCCTTTTCCTATAAGAATCTCGTCCTTTTCATCAACAGGATCAAACTCTTTAGTACTTAGAATATCACACAAGACACCGATATGATTCAGATCTGGAAACGATATACGTGGATCAATGTTCAGCAGTTCTTTGAGAATATAATTTCTGTATGAATGTACAAACACTCAGCATCACTCATCCTCGAAATCAGGAACCACTCCATCGAATGTGATCTCGAATATCATCTGAAGCTCCTCGTTGCAGACATATACAACCTCATCAGGATCAGCATTGTTCAGATATCTGAAAGCCTCATCTCCGATGCTGTCCATCGAAACTTCATTGCCGTCATTGTCATAGAAATACATATTGCCGTTAGCAGCAGGATAAAAGTTGACCTCCATTGCTTCCCATCCATCTTCATTCTGCAGCTCTTCGAATTTTTCAACGTCTATAATATAAGGTTCCATACCGTTGTTCTTCCTCCTTACTTTTTTTGTATCATTCGCATCATCGTATTTAAGAGGCTTGTTATACAGAATTTTCTGTTTTGCCTGCTCGAATCGTCCGTAGTTTATAGACTTCTTTGCTTTAGCAGTAGGCTCCTCTTTTTCCGGTTCGGGTGTTTTTTCAGAAATATCCCCCTGGGCATTTTCAGATTCTGAATCATCCTCATCAGGAGCATACTTATCTTTGAAAGTCTTTTCCATTGCGGAAATATCCTCCTGGGCACGCTTTTCGATCTTCTCTTTTGTGAAGAAATATGAAACAACTGCTCCGACAGCAGCGCCTGCTAAAAATATAGCTATTGATTTAAAGTTCATAATTAGCCCTCCATTTTGACATTGAGATACCTTGGATTACCAGAAAGTTCATTAGTATAGACTATAGCGCGAATATAATCTGATATCCATATGACTACTGGTCTCTCTTCCAAAGTATCATAATAACTTATCTTATACATAGCAATCATATATATTTATAGATCTCGCCGTCGATGTTCGGATTGATCATATAAATATAGTTTACGTATCTACCCTTTGCGTGGTCAAAGAAGAGTTCGTCTATCTCATCAAACATCTTCTCGCCTGCCTCGCGATTTTCATCACAAAGCGCACGAGCCTCTTCAACCTTATCGTCGTAGTAGATCTTTGTTATTCTCAGATCAATATAACCATCAGGATTAAGACCGTCCGCACGAGCCTTCGCAACTCGATCTTCTGAAAATACCCATCCAACTCTTGCAGATATAGGTTTAATCTTCTTAAGACCGATCTCTTTGCACAGGTCATGCCAAAGTCTGTATCCGCATGTAGACCCTATTGACTCATCTCTGAGTTCATTGGCATTTCTTTGAATGTTTTCTAGGTTGAAGTCGTTCTCCCATTCGTTGCGAGACCAGTACTTGCAGTTGTTTGGAGTAACATACTCAACATAAGGCATTGCCGTAAGACCAGATTCAGGATCTTTCTGATATATAGGATCGCCGTTTTCAGTCTCTCCTACCTTAGTCAGACCATTTGCGAGTTCATATGCCTTTTCTTTACCGTATTCCTTTTCAACGTTAGAATATAACATATCATAAGACGCCTTAAGACCGTTATAAGCAACACTGAGAACAGCATATCTCTTCTTAATAATATGAAGACCTCCGAGAACAAGAGCGGCTGATGAAGCAAAACCAAGAACAGGCTTAGCAACCGCCTTAGTCATAGCCCATCCTGTCTGATACTTGAGGTTATGACGATCCTTATCATAATCTTCCTGAGAATATAAAGATCCGTCAGCGTTCATAGCGTCATTGTTTACGGCAACATCCATCTGATGCACGATTGTCTTATGGTCTGTGATTATCTCTTTAACCTTTAGTGTAGACTTGCAGGACTCATATACAGTCCATCCAAAACCTAATATACCAAGTCCAACAAGGATTTCAGGACTGTGCTTAGAAGCCTTATCCTTGCCAACTTTGGCTATAGACTTTACTTTATCGAAAAATTTCATAAATATAAGTTCCTCCTTATTCCATATTTATTGGCGTGCCGACGGTACCGACTGATTTGCTACTATCGGTACTTTCAAAGAATTCACCTGGCATAGGATACATAAATCTGAACATGAGATAGTTCGCTGCATCAACCAGGTGCTCTGTGTTGTGATCTTTTTTGAATGCTTCGAGACAGAGTTCTGCGGTCTTAATAGCATCTACTCTGCCTTCACCGAAGTTCTTACGTGCAGGACCATACTTGAAGAATGATACAGCCACGCGGTTTTTGCGCAGCTGATCAAACTCTTCAGAATAGTCCCTTGTTTCAGGGCTATTATTCATTGTTTTCCTCCTTGGTGTTATCTGTTTTTATCGGGGCTTCAAGCCAGTTGTCGAGATATGCGTTATAAAGTATAGTTTGGATATGCTCATCCTCGTTTACTTCGATGCCGTTATACATAGGATTGCTTTCAGGACGCATTAATGCAGTAGCCGATGGGTCTACTATAACGCATCTGTCAGTAGGAAGCATTAGCTGTACATTATTCTCAAACAGCAGAAAAATTACGGTTTCTGTAAAGCCGATCGCCTTAGGCGTGTACAGTTTTTCAAGCTTGCCGGCTTCGATATCCGATTTTGATAAAGCAGGAGGGTAGAATATAACCGCCTGACCATTACATGAGATCCAGTTATTATTCTTTTTCTGTTCAGAGGCTCTTCTTCTCCATCTCTCAGCATCAGTCATCTTCCTCATCCTCCTTACAAATATCATGAGCCTGCTTACAAAGATCAAAGACGCCTGGTGAATTTTTGTAATTTAGGAATCTGAATAACTTCTGATTGAGAAGTTCCGCAGCTTTAGGACCTGTAATGTCTGTTGTAAGCATCACATCATCCTCTCTGTTGGGCATTGCTAAATATAAAGAGACCTCATTTTCTACATTGCAATGAATTTCGATTGCAGAAACTCTATCTATGTTGTAGTAAGTCCCTCCGAATTTTATAAACTTCATAAAATATCCTCCTTATAATGGCATAAATTTGTGACTTCTAACACTGAAGAAGCCTATCTGATAAATATCAGTATTCAAGTTTCTTTCCTTGATATAATCCCGAGCTTTGTTTCTTGACTCAAAAGGTTTGAGGTTAAGGTTTTCTTCGCATATGAAAGCTCCGGTATGCTTGTTTCTTATATAATACATTCTTTAGTCCTCCTAAGAATGCCTTTCTTTTCTTTTTCAGACATGTTAAACCAGCCTTCTTCATAATACTGAATCAAGCGAGTCTTTGCTACTGCTTTTATGATTTCATTATGCGGATTATTAGTTAACTGCGATCCGTAGAACTCTAGTAAGATTGAATAGATATCAGCCTTATCAAGCTCAAATGACTCATCATTCTCAAAGACTGTTATCGACCATACAGATAATCCGGTTGCAGATGCGACATCTCTTATTGACAGTCTCAAAGACTCTCTTAACAGTCTCAAATATAAATGAGTACGCAATATAGGCGCGTTATCGTTGAGAACCCATCTATTATAACGATTTTCAGAGTAAGTCTCTTTCTTCACAACTTCAAAGTCATATTCTGATTTGAAAAAGAATGATACTATTTCGCAGCCTATAGGATTTATCCAATTGGTCATTGCTGCAAAAGCGTCCGCCATCGTCATAAACTTAGCAACCATAGGGTCCGTTGCTGGGTTTTCAGTCGTTAATGCTGTTATAGATCCTACCTGAAGGTATGAATCCTTTCCTGTTATCTTAACACAATATACCTTATTCATATACTAAAGCCTCCTAAAATATAAAAGATTATCGGATTTGTCTAGGTCTCGGGAGTTCTATTGTATAAATATCGCCAGCTCTTGTAATATAAGAACTGTCAAGCGAAGTCCAACCCCAATCAAGGAATGTATGATCTGGTTCTTCACCAACGGCCTTGAAGAAGTCGGCTACTGTACAGAGGTGCTCGTTAAGACAAATATCAAGGAGATACTGTCTTACAAGATATGCGTCTTCATAACTGTCAAATACATTTATTTCAGAAAGCACATCGCCACCTACAGACACAACAGGCTTGCTGTAATTTATCAGAGATCTTGTTATGAAAGGATCTCTTTTCTTAGGTCTACCCATTCCAGCATAATCTGTATGTCCAAGGACCGAACCGAGCACACCTCTTGTTCTTGAGAATTTAGCTCTTCTGAATGCATTAGGATCCTTGTAAATAAGCATTCCAAGAGCTCCGGAACCGAGATCATACAAGCTATCAAGAATTGTAGGCTTCACAACATCGTTCAGAATATATTTTCCTATTTCAGAGCCTTCTTTTTTTATAGAATTGCTGAGCTTTGATGACTTTTTAGGAGTCTTTGTACTATGAGCAGCCACCTGAACCCGCTCAACGGCGGGCTCTTTTGTGGCAGGGGTTTCTTTAGATATAACATTATCAGAATTAGCAGGGAGTTTTACTTCAGCCATAATTATACCTCCGGATCATAAACCTTGTATGTGTGACGATCTCTTGCTGTGTATGAAATAACGATACGAACTTCATTCTCTTCTGTTATCTCAGATGTGAAATAACACTTGAGGAATCCGTTCTTTGCTATCTCATCGATACCGGCACCGAATCCGAGATTTGATGCAACGCTTGGAAGCTCTACATCTGGAGCAACTCTTTCATAGAACTCATCGATTGTAACAAATTCACCTTCGAGGATTTCGGCATTGATCTCATTCTGAACCCTGTCAATCTTATCAATTGATGACCAGAAATATACGTTCATCTGCTTATCATAAAACAAATAATCACCCTTGCCGTAAGCGATTATGTTTCCATTCTTATCCCTCTTTGGCGGATTGTTATTGAGTGCCGTTTTTGCAGAATCTTCTTTTATCTCGTTAGTCTTCTTCTCACCGACTTTCTTTATAGAAGAAGCAACATAATCTGATAAAGCTTTGTTTGCGAGTTCTTCTGCAGTTCTTGCTGCCTTTAGCTTTCGTCCAGCGCATACCTGTGAAGCAACGGTACAACCAACAGTTGTTGCAGCAGCTACGATTGCAGGCCAGCAGCACTTAAATATAATTGCTATCTTTTCTGCAGTGGAAAGTTTTACAGTTATTTTAGAGTTCTGCTTTTCAGGATCAAGCTCTTTTCTTATTTCCTCTTCCTTCTTGATTGTAGCATTTGTAATTGCAAGCTTAGCCTTAGGAGCCTCCTTGATTGCTGTATATACAGTTATACCAGCAGCAACAAGTCCAAGACCTGCAAATATAATTGGCGAATGCTCTTTAGCGCCATTGATAGCACTTTTAGCGAATTCTTTAAACTTCATAAAATATCCTCCTTATAATATCATACTTCGAGTTTTCTACTTTCGTAGAGCTTGATTTGCTGTTCTTCTGATAAACCAAATCCAGAATATCCATCTGTTGCAATGTATGGGTTACCATCTTCATCATAGATAGTCCTTCCAAATTTATCATTGTAAGCCAAATATTCCTCACTCATAAGTTCTGAGTCGTATGGATTCAGTCTGGAACGAATGTCCCAAAATTCCGGCCAATCATTATATACTATATTTATAATAACCTGGCTATTCCTTATTTCAGGCTTTAATTCGATATCTAGAATTCGAATACCCTGAAGTAAATCCCATCCAAGGACCTCGCGCAAATCCATGTATGAAATATCAGGACCAGGTGTTACCAAATTAACAAAGTCTGAAATTCCCCAGAAAGAATATAATTCCTCTAAAGCAACAAATCCAGTCTCCTGCAGTAGACGGGTTGCTTTATTAATTCCATTCTTTACAAAAGGAATTGTGGCTGTAAAACCTATGTTTGCTATGTGGTCATAGAATTTACAAACCATCGGTCGCCTTCGTTCATTTGGTTTTATTATTGGCCTATGAAACATTATGGTTCCTCCTTTCTAAAAAATATAGAGACGGTGCTTTTAAAGCTTGCCTATCCTATTGGATAGACTCCCGTCTCCATTATACGCCGTGTTTATTTTGTAAGGTTGTTAATACGGTTTATTATTCCTGAAAGCCATGATGGACGATCCATAGAAAATGGAGTAAGTTTCATCATTTCATAAGTAAGACTTATATTGTTGACACACTCCATCAGATCGTCATACTTCTCCTTATCAATGAGTATTTTCTTGCCAGTTGTAATATCACAGAACATCTGTTTGCCATTGCGTCTGCAAGGTATAATCATACCGTATATGGAATTTGCCTGCCTTTTATAAAATTCTGCACGTTCAAGAGCCTTATCTCTTTCCTCAGTTGTCTTGGTAAGAAGATCATGTGTGCTGTCAAGAACTACTTCACATGCCTCAAGCTTGTTTTTAAGCATTTCATAGTCTTTATCCTTAGCTTTACACTTTCTCTTCCACTCGCCGAGAGCCTCGTTACATTTTGTATAGGTGCATATGGCTTCTTCTGTACGGCGTTTCCAGTCGGTTTTGGTTTTTGCATTTATTATGAGTGTAGATAAAATAACTGAAATACCATATATAGGACCGTCGTCAGCTGTTTTAACACCCATCTTGCATGAGACATCTCTTAAATTAGATATCATTACATCATCGTTCATGGTATTAGTCGCAACCATGATATCTCCTATACAGTCAGTTATCTCCTTGAGCATGTTTGTGAGTTTTTCGTTTTTGTCGTTTACTTCCTCAAGCCAATCGGCCGCATTAGACACCTTCTTATCCATGGCATGCTTTTCAACAACCATTTGTGCTATAGTAGCTTTGTTAGCGTCGTTCATTTTCTTCTGATCATTCAGTGCCTTTTTATTAGATTCGTGAGAGTCTATAATGGTTAATATCTGATCAATAATAGCGCATATTTCATACTTTGCTGTAAGATAAGTATCGTTATTCTGTATATAATAGATTTCTGTAGGCATTGATATGCGATCAAGGGCATCGTTGAGTTTAAAGTCTTGTAACGCAGCTTTTAATCGGTATGATTTATCGCAGTAGGCTGGCGCTGACTTAAGATCGCTATATATATAATGTATATTACATTTTTAAGCTCGTTCCTATCGGCATCTGCGTTCTCATACATAGCTTTCCAATTACAAGCCTCTTTTTTTATAGATTCTACTTTAGTTTTGAGATTATCATTTTCCTCATGTAAACGATTAGCAGTAGCGCCACGCTCAGCTACCTGTTCACCGAGTTCATAGTTAGCCTTTTCAAGTTCCTCTATGCACTTGTTAAGAGGATCTGTGGCGAGTGCAGTCAAGTGTTTGCAGATTTTAGGAATATCATTTTTTGTGGTTTTTAGTTCCGGGCGATTAAAAATTTCGTCATCTTTAATTTTATCAGTCATATATGATATATAGTTAGCACGCTTATCACTGACTCTACTACATATAGCGTACTTTATAGCCCTAATCATATCTGCCAAAGCTACTCGGCATTCGTTATGATAATTGACGTTGTCTGTTAGTATGCGGTTCTGTTCAGTAAGTTCGTTGTTAGCCTTTTCAAGCTCCTCTATACGTTTATTGAGAGTATTTATCTCATCTACAGTATATTTCATAAAAATAGCCTCCTTAAAAATATAAATTAATCATTCATCTGGTCTATCATAAAGCATCTATGACGTTCCAGTCTGTTTGTTGCTTCTTTGAGCGTACCATCCGGCATCTCAAAATATACATTTGGCTTTGTTGGGTCTTTAGCCCATGTATCGCCGTATTCGTTTACGACATGGTATTCGATCAGACAGCCGCTTGCCTTTGTGAAACCTGTTGTAAATATAATGGTATCAACTGTATCGAGAAGAGAAATAGAATGACCAAGCATCTGAAGCCTTGACCTTCCTATTTTTCCGAATATAGCATTTGAAACTGTCTGAGTAGCCGTAGTGTCACAGCATAACTGTTCACTTACTTCCTCTCGTATTCTTTTAAACGTTGCTTTTACCTGGTCGTCTGTAAGACCGTTCATGGGTGTGCTTATAAATATTTTCATTATTCATTATCCTCCTTAGGTTTGTCGAGTGGGTTTACGGTTGTTATTAATATAAAAGGCTCTTTTGCATCTGAAAAATCAGCAGAAGCCTTAAAGTTTCCTGTTTTGAGATCTAGAGTTGCTGTATCATACATATAAATATAAAACTTAGAAGCAACACTGGCTAACATTCCTGATATTATCATTCCGATCTCAAAAGACCAGAATACTGGTAATATCTCAAGAGCAAGATCTGCTATTAACAAGCCGATGAATGTAGAGATTATTGTTATGGTTGTGATAACCCAGGAAAATCTCCTAAATGGAGAACGATTCTTATTTTTCATTTTTAATTCCTCCTGACCACATAAATGTTGTAAATAACGCCGTTGGTATTAGAATCGTAGTAATATTAACTTTCGTAGATAATATAAAAGCTACGATTACAGATATCCCTGTAAAAAATAGCATAATACCAGCACTTATAATAGCACAAGCAAGCAAATGTATAATCGGATGACCGCTATTATAACTGAACACTGCAGCGCTGAAATATGTGTTTAATATAATTATACATATCAAAATCGTGTTAAGCATAGATCCTCCTAAAATATAAAACCTCAAGGGAGCTGTTTTGCTCCCTATATTGGTTAGATTTGTTTTGGAAGTCTTAGATGAACTTATCCTTAGTTTTACCCAGCCAATTTGACGTCTTCAGAGACCCGTTTTCCATAGAGCTACTGAGTACCGCAAGCGCCGCTACACCCAGGATCTTCATAACCGCAGTCTTATCGACCTTGAAAATTCCCTTAGCTTCAGCGTTGGTTTTGTTAACCTCTGCTTCAAGCTTTTGGATTTCAAGGAGTTTAGCCTTCTTATCCATAAGATCCGGATATTCGTCACTTGTTGCTTCCGTGGCATCAATGATTTCGTCAATCTCTTTGATCTGTTTTTCAGTTGGCGTGAGTTCCTTTTTTTTATTAAATATCATAATAACACCTCCAATATACACTGTGTTTAAGTTGAAGATTTTGACTTTCTGTATTCATCGCGGTAATCGCTACAAGCATTGTATTCATCTACCTGATTTGGCGTAAATGTCATGATATATTCGGCTTCACGTTTAGCAACAAGATCAAGAAGATTCCATTCCTCTCCAGTATCATCGTTTATATAGTTTGTAAATGATCTGATTTTATTTACAGCATACTTCTGACCATTGATATTTCCCTTTTTATAGCCTTTCTTCTTACCTTTCTTGTAGCAGAATATACCGATTGCGGCTGTTACTGCTGTGTGAATAGGATGCTCTTTAATTTCCTCGCCGATGCTGATTACGAAGTCAAGTGCCTTGTCCACGATGTCCTTCTTCTTAACCTCGATTGTAGGCTCGATGTCGATGATTTCCTCGTTTCTCATATTGTTTTCCATAAATGATCCTCCTGTAAATATAAATTCAAGACCTGAAGGGACCTGTTAATGTCTGTAAACATAACAAAGTCCCTTTAGTCTCATTTGGTCTTCTTTTTGAATTTTGGCAATGGGTTTTTACCCATAAGTTCTCTTGGATAATTGATTAAGGGAAGAATTAAACCATCCCAAATCTTTGGTCCGAGCCAAGCTATAAGTATTAACCATAATAAAATTTCCATTACAAGCACCTCCTATTAAAGACCGTGTTTAAAATGGAAACCTAAGGCCCCGTGTTGGGGCCTCGTGACTTAGACTTCTGTCACCTCCACTTCTACATTTTCAGCAGATACCTCTGCCATAGAAACAGTGTCTTCCGTTACAGGCACTTTTACACTCTCAACAGCAAGTGACTTCTTACTGAATGTAGATCCTATCTTTCCTCCAAGGAACTTAGCTCCTCCGAGAACAGCAGAACCGACAACAGTAACCACTATCTGTGCAAGTGTATTTTTTCCTGTTGCTTTGATAAAGTTTTTTGTTTCCATTTTCATGATTATATCCTCCTGTAAATATAAAATAAGTGGACTTACTTGTCCATTATATAGCGTGTTTAAATTGTAAGTTTTCAACACATAACTTTGACAAATATAATTCTCTCATATGAGTTATATACGCCTCTATTGTTAAATTTCCTGGTAACATCTTTTTGAGTATTCCAGTTTTTAAAGTACGCTCGAAATTAGTAAGCTCCTCACGCGTATAAGAACAAGGGTTTCGATTAAATGCATTTAAGTAAGAAATGTAACTTTTAGCACACGAATTAAACATTGCTTCAGATAAACTTACAGTAGCATCAAGTCCTGCCTTTTCAGATATACATTTATCTTTGTTAGTTGATGGTATGAAACCAGGGCACGATTTTACAAAATATGAATATTCATGTTTTTTGCCATTCTGCGGTCTATGATGTCTGATAGCGTCCCATCCTGGAACTGGTTCTGAATGCTCACACCAGCAACATCCTTCTTCTCCAAAAGATGGGCATGAATGTTTGCAATCCCAACATAAACTTTTTGCCTGTCCCATATAAAAGCCTCCTTAAAATATAAAGTCGAAACCTGAAGGGGTCTGCTTTTTAAACAGAACCCCATAAATAGGTTTAGATTTCTTCTATATTATCGTCTTCTTCATCTTCCTCGTCTGGAACCATGATTGTGAAATTGTAATCACAGATTTCGCCATTAAGATATTTGCTTGTCAACCAAGTATTACGTACTGCATTGAACGCACTTGCAGCTGTAAGCCATACAAGCGCCCTAGTAGAACTACTTTTTATTCCATATTCTTTTATAGAACAACCAGTAGCAGCTCCAAGAACCCCTGTTGTCATCCAGCTCAACGTTAATGCCGCACCGTCCATGATGCCGTAAGCAACATTTTTGACAAAACCTTTTGCGTTAAATTTTTCTTTCATGATTATATCCTCCTAAGATAAAATAATATATTGGCATCTCTGCCTATTATAGAACGTGTTTGAAATGAAAGACAAAAGAGGAGAGCTCATGCTCCCTCTGGTAATTCACCTCCGTCCATAAATTTGCTGAGTTCTTCTGCCAATGTATATATTAAGATATATGCATCTAAGAAACTTGTCCTTCCGAACAACCATTGCTGTTCTGCTGGATTCAAGTACTGACCTCTAATATCTTTTGTAGCAAATGTCAGAATTTCACCGGCTTCTGTCTCTGAATAACCCAGAGAAGTCTTGATCTCCTCTATTGCAACTTTTGTATATCCTTTTATTTTTTCGTATTTTCTATTGGTCATATTAAGACCCTCCTTAAAATATAATAAATTAAAGAACATTAAAGTTCTCATTATATGCGGTGTTTAAAATGTAAAGGAGAAAAAAAATAAAGGCCCTGCTTAGAGAGCCTTTTTCTTTATCCAAGGTTTACCCTTGATTCCGTAATTTAACGTCATCATAGTAACACCTCCTTTCTATTATACACCGTGTTCAAACTGAAAGCTGAAAGCCAGTGTTCCCACCAGCTTTCGCTCTTAGGAGATTTATTTCGAATTATTTCTTATTTCTAGAATCCAAATATAAAATTATGCATAACGCAGCTATTATTAAATACGCCATTATTTACCTCCTTTCTTCTTGCCAAAGAATATCTTCTTGATGATGTAAGCAACTATTATTACGGGCGCTAATGTCCATAATATGCTGATTACTCCAGCAGCAAGAGATATTATTAGTACAATTGTAATGATAACTAATGCTATTATTAATAATGTTATCATAATTTATTCCTCCTTAAAATATAATAATTTAATAAATCTCCATTATAGAACGTGTTTTTATTGTAAAGGAGAAAAATGAAAAGACCTGTCCGCTTCGAACGAACGTCTCTACCACTAGGGTAGCGCACTACCTTTGTGCTATTATATGTACTCTACTTCGTCCAAGCTCGGACTTTTCAAGCCAGTATCCCCCAGATTAGGTCTCTCGACCGTCCAAGGCGCGTTAATTCGCAGTCTTTTCATTAAAGACCGTGTTTTGAATGTAAAAATATAAAACCAGTGTTCGAGCCGAAACTCAAACCCCGTGTTGGGGCTGAGTTTTGAATTGAATTAGAATTTACTTAATACTTAAATATAGTATTATGTATACCTAATTTGACCTCAATTTCGCTCATTCTTAGTTCGGTATATCTTCTGATTTCATATTCATCACGGCTAGGAAATGATTTGCTAAGATGAAATCTTATCTGTTCTCTATAATCTTTAGGGATTTCTATTCCTAAATTTTCTAAAGATTTCAGTGATTTCATTGCCTTTTCATAATCTTTCATTGCCTGATCGATACGAAATTTTATGTTTTCGTCGAACCAGTAAGTTCTTCCATTGTAATCAAAATATTTATTCATAAAATTACCTCCTTAAAATATAAACGTAAAGTTTATTCTTTTCATTATACACCGTGTTTTTATTGTAAAGGAGAAAAATGAGAATCCGTGTTTTAAGCACAGACTCTCTTAAAATAAGATTATTGTTTTATGCTTTACAATTAAAACACGGTGTATCTTTCTGCTGGTGTTAAATATAGATCGGCCATTTAATCACCTCTTAATCAATCATCTGCGAAATAATATAATCGGCAATGATTTTCATACCAGCTGCATTTGGATGAATTCCATTAGAGCTATCAGAATATGATACTGTGTTAGAAGCATTTATACCACACTGTCTTAGATCGATAATTTTATACACACCAAGCTGTTCTGCTATTTCCTTTATAGCAGCAAAAGTCTTAGCCTGTCTTTCCATAGAGTAAGTACCAGACAAGTCATAAACACAGGTCTTTGGTATAAGGACAATTATTTTAGCAGAAGGATATGCGGTCTGAAGCTTAACAATCGTCTCAGCACAAGCAGCATATGTATATTCCTTAGAAGCCTCAAGTGTTGTAATATCTGTTGTGTAAAGATTCTGACCAACATCTGCCTTGAAAGGATCATTGAATCCAAGCTCAACAAATATATGAGTTGGAGTTCCGTTTGACGCAAGACGAGCAATTCTTGTATCATCAGCGCCCCACGGGATTGTAGAAGCGTTGGTTGGCTGATATCTGTATGACGATCTTGAGATGGCACTTACGGCTGGCGGATCTGGGAACTGAAGTCCTCTACGAACAATATCCCACCATGTCTGAGTTACATCAGTTACATCACCATGCGGATAATACTCCTGTTCATATACTGTACCGCTTTCAGTATCTTCAGAATATCCAACAAATGTTGAAATAGAATCACCGAGAACCGCCATTCTGTATGTATTAGGAATATCAATGAATCTTGGGTCGTGCATAGTTCTTTTAACGCCGTTTACCTCATAGTAAGGTAGCACGTTAAGATCTACATATTTTCCACCTTTCCATACAGTACCGATATAAATGAGGTTATCATCATATCCATTTTGAATAGATACACCAGCACCGCCGAGGAAGAACTCGTCAGTCTTAATATTATAATAAATATATCCATAAGAGCTAACGATTGATGAATAATCAAGAATCTTACCCTTCAGATCATATCTTTTATTACCATAATTAAGAGATGCAAAGCCGTTACTACCAGAAGCAGAAAATGTTATAGTCTTAGCTACAGTGTCAACAGAAATTGGAACTGCGTTAAAATTACCAGACATTATAATGCCCTGTCTGTCAAGAGAATCGGTCCAAATATATATTTTACATTTATCAGCATCGTCTGTAGTAATACTTCCACCATCGGACTTTTTAAATACAACAGCCATGTATTCTGTTGGTACGACATATGAGCCTCGTGCATTTGATATTTTGTTTGATTTACCCTGATAAGAGTTTCTGTCTGCACTATCATACTTCAGAACATAAGCGTCAAAACCGGTTGATATGTTATAAAATACCTTGGTGTTCTCACCTATGTGGAAAATATCAGTGCTTAACTGTGTATGATTTTCATCAGCAATAATATCACCGGTTGTTAAATCTACAGTCTGACTCTTGAGTCTTGGGTAAAAATACTGTTTGCCAGTTCCAACGGAAATCTTTGCTATATCGACTTCTCTACTTAAGTCGTCTATAACCTCTTCTATATCAGAAGGAATATCACCGCCACCACTTTTTAAATTTATTTTACGTATAGCCTCTGGTAATGTTCTTGAAGAATGCTTAGTGCCTGTTACAGCATCAAAAGCTTTTTTAATTTCTCCCATTTTGATTTACCTCCTTTATAATAGTTTTTTGAAATAAGAACTAGGATCAACATTAAACTTTATTTTATTAAACGCATCAGTTAAAGCTGCATTAAGATCTGGTGTTGGGGTATCCAAACCTCCTGCTTCCTGAATAACACCATCTAGATCTGAATTAGACAAACCCATGTCTGATGGTTTTATTCCATTTATATCAAAGTTTAAATTTAAATTTGGTTTTTGTAGATTTATTTTAGAACCTGCTGATTTTATAACTTTATCAAAAGAGCTTTTTATGTTCAAACTATTTGTGTTGAATTTCATAAAACCAACTCCTTTATTAAGTTTGAAGAACTTCTATCATAGCTATTAATTCGTCATAAGACGGTCTGTAAGGAGTATATTCATTTGATATATCCCATTCCGCTTTTGTACAAATCATAGGCTTGAATAAAAGATTGTCACATACAACAGTATTCGGAATATAGATTAGAACATTATAAGAAGTCTCTTCTTCGACAACAAAAGAAAACGAATTTCCGAAATCAGCGCCAACGTATACATTTCCATCTATTTTTCGAATAGGCATTCGATAATTCGTACCGCTTCCTCCTCCAGAAGGACAGCCGCTCAATATATAATGACCAGACTTTAGAGCAACTGGCAATATCAATGAAACGTCTGCTGTGGCTGTACCATTCATTAATACTGATCCATCACTATTCACAGTTATTGTAACTCCATTTTTTGTAGAACTAGCGTGAGGGTTTTTAAGCTTATTTTTAGGTCCATTATTAACAATATCAATCAGAACAGATGTGTCTTTTGAGATCTGTCCAGACATAGTATTTACTGAACCTTCAAGGGTTGTAGTTCTATTTTGAAGATCAGATACAGCGGTTGAATTATCATCAACTTTCTGCTTATACTCATTCGTGAAGTCATTAGAGCTCAACCCTTTTCCAGTCTCAGGCTGAACAGCAGACATGGCCAAATCCAAAGCATTATCCACCGCTGCTCCATTAGCATATCTTGAAATATAATCGCTCATGTTAAATCGCCTCCTTTATACATTATCAACTTGTATTAATATACCATGAACAAAATGCAAATGTTTCTTAGTGGTTTGAACATCAGTAACATTACCATCACTATCCTTAGAGACAGATATATCGGTTACTATCTCGGTGTCGTATTCATCTGGAGCTTCATAGAATCCCATTTGATCATTACCGACCCATACTCTCTTTGCATTTATGCCGATTATGTTTGAGTTTAGGCCTAATCCATATTCCATATGACCGTCTACATCATACTGACTTCGTAAATTTATATCAGCTATCTGACTATCATCGCCATCTATGGAATTACCGCCATATAAGTGTCCCTCTGCTAGATTCATCCAGAAATTTATAGGTCTTAACTGTTCATCGAGCTCAGTTTCTGATCTTGTATAAAGTCTACCGTTGATAGATCCGCCGGCCTTATTAAACACACATATAGGTCGACCGTTTTCATCATTAACAATTATAGTTCCAGCGACATCATTGAGACCACCCATTATTAGGTTTCCGCCTCTAATTCTGTCAGCAAGCATTGTTCCTGTTGTTATTTTATCAGCAACGATATTACCATCTCTAGTCATAGCAAGACCAAATTCACCGTTATAGCCGGTGCTAGAATATCCCAAACCGTTTTGATTCCATCTCCAAATTTTTGCATCTGGATCCAAATAGTTAAGTCTATCACAAATTAGAATTTCAGTTATGAGACCTTCCGCATTTCTTAACAAAGTAACATAGCCATTACTTGTTTCCTTTATTAAAGCAGAAGCGTTGTCTTTTGCCGCTTGAAGGATTGAAGACGGCGCTGGAATATCACTAATCTGTTTCAAAAGCTGAGAATTTATCTCTGCCGAATGGTTAGTTAATGACTGAGTTGTCTTAGAACCAAGGTTATATGTAGTGCTTCCAGGATCATCTAATGGTATAGACATTTTTGTTACTGGGAATATTTTATTTAATCCATGTGGTGTAGACCGAACCCTTATTCTACTTAAGAATTTTATAGGATCAAAGTTTTCTTCCGGATTTATCGGCGCTACAGGAACAAGATCTATATACATGTTATTATAAGGATATCCATCTTCCATATAGTCATTGCAACGCATTATCAAGTTTGGTAATGGTTCGGTCATAGACTTTGGGATTGGTTCTATAGCGCTTTTATTTACCAGTTCGTCATTTTCAACAACCCAGGTTTGGTATTTTTCAAAAGAAATATTCTGAAAATAATATACCATATCAAGATCGTTTACAAACGGCGTGAATTCAATAGCAACGTAATAAGGAGTGCTTGTATTTCCACTGCCTTGTATATTTATATCATAAGTTGTAAACTCAGAGGACTCCTGTAATGGTATTTCATACTCTTGTCTTATTTCGTAATATGATATAGGCCGCCAATTCTGAGTTGGCTCTGAAGAAACTATATATACTTTAGGTTTATTATTCTCATTTTGAATTGTTCCGCCAGATGGTGTTCTTATGCTTATTCTTAAATGATATTCATAAGTTCCTAAATTATATATAGCTCTATACAAACGCTTATAGTTATCTTCGTGCTCCTGAAGATTAAATATAAGATAGCTTGCATTATCAAGAAAGTCGTTATTGAATCGATTCCAGTGTCCGACTCTAGTCCAAGTATTAAGATCGGTCATATTAGCTATTCTTAAAGACACGGTTAATGGCGTTGTTATTTCAGACACAGAAATATCACCGGACGATTTCCTGAACACAAGTCTTATAAATTTGGTATCATTTGGAACAAACGCATAAGTACCAATTTGAATCCAACCCATGTCTTCAAGTACACTTTTACTAGCGTTATATCGCATTACATTGAAATCAGCAATTGGGTTGTCTGTTAAAACGGAAATATAAAATCCATCAGTATATTGTGATACATCTATGTAATTTATAGTTCTCACTCTAGTAGAGCTACTAGAATTGTCGCCGTTACTTCTTATAGTACCTTGCTCTATCTCGCTTGGATTGAGGGTTAACTCTATGATCTCACTCATATAATCACCTTCTTGTTAAGCACATTCAAATCCAATACTCTGTAAATAAGCAGGATTTTTCATCTCTTCTACAGTAAGGATTCGGAATGGTGTTGGCGATCCAGATAAAACAACATTTGGTAAATTTGTTCCGTCAACTATAGTTACTCCAGTAAAGTTAGAGCCTCTAGCAGGAAGGTTTATAACCCCTTCGCTGTTTCCTCTTATTACATTATTAGACATATCTATTACGTTGTCATCATTTGATTCCCATATACTGTAAACTGGTGTTAATTTGTTAAGCTTTATTGTGTTTCTTGAAAATATAGTTTTTTTATCATTCCAGTTTCCACCACCTGATGCAACAAACGCTACTTTTACCAAAGACGTTATATCAAAAATATTGTCTGTTATAGAGACTCCTGCTAATGCATTTTTACCAGAACCTCCCATATCATCCGGCCATGATTTATTATTCTCAACACTGGCAAATATACAAAGCTTTCCTATATTGTTTGGTGAATCATAGGTGTTTTTAGATATGGTGAATGTACTTTGCTTGATCCAACCCTTTATAGCATCATAATATGGATCTTTAAACGAAAAAGCATATTTATAACCAGTATTTCCTGCAATTTTTACATGGTCGAGTCGTGGTATCATTTTAACAAATATGAATTCATTGTGAGGTGTGTATATTGAGTCTATTGTAATATTTTTTAATTCAAAAAACTTTGAGTATGTTGCATTGCCAGAATTTTCGAACATACTACGCTCAGAATTAGAAAATCCTGATAGTTTAGCGCCATTACCATCTATAGATATGTTATTCGCAGTTTTGCATGTTATATATGGTGTTTCTCCAGGATATACCTGAGAAAGGTCTATTTTAGTTCCTTCTACAAATTTAATATATACATCTGAGGTTGCGCTTTCTACTTTTTCTTTAAGTTCATCATATGTTTCTACTACATATGGGTCTGAACTAGTACCGCTTCCTGTTACACTCATTCGTTAGGCATCTCCTTTCTATTAGTATATGATAGATCAATAGCCGTAGCTTCTATGTTCATTTCTGCAAACTGCAACTCATTCAAATATAATTCTCCGTAAGACTTTAGTAAAGCCGGATCTGTTATTTCTGAAAAAGTTACTGTTTTCTCAATCCATCCATAAGTATCGTAAGCTTCTTTTGCTATAAGGTATGGACTTCCGTTGTTTACAGATTCGATAGTAATTCTGAGGTCTTGTTCAAGCTCCTGTTCTGGAGTAAGACTTCCTTCGTCTGGCATTCCTTCAGCCTCGTTTTTAGTAGCACCTAAAGGTACCAATACAGTACAAAGCTGAGACACCTCAAAATTTGTAGTGTGGTCAAGAAGGTTCTTACCGAATACTATTTCTTGCTCACAAAACGGTAATTCATCTTCGGACTGTAGATAGTCTAAGTAACGAATACCACTCTGTTTACGAACACGAAGAATACCTCCGTATACCTCTATAAGTTTTCCTATAGTATCCCAGGTGGTTTCAAATCCAAAGGCTCTAGCAGTATATGCAAAATTTGGATCATCAACAGTAACAACTCCGAGAGTAAAATGTTTATAGTCCGGAGTTTTATTGTTATGTATTGTGATTACATATGACAAGTATTCTCGAATAGAATTGAAATGGCGAACTGTATTTTGTTGAGTTGTATCAAACAAATATGCCAATTCACCTTCACAATATACGCTTTTCTGTTTATAAAAGTCTGTATCTATACCGGTAACGCGTCCTTCGAAAATATCATCTTCAACACCGTCTTGATATATTTTCACTATTGTATTCATTGGTTCTATCGTATCGTACTGTGGATTGTCTTCCGTTATAGTAAACGAAAATGATCCAGGGGCATTAACTTCCAATTCCAAAGTTGGAGATATTACTTTATGCTCTATTAAAGGCGACTTATCGCTATATAGTAGAGAATCTCCTCTGAATCCGAAAGTGTCCCCGTCTGCCATTTTGAATTTATTTCCATCGGAAGTACAAAAGTTCATAAAACCAGTATTAGATATGACTTTAAACATTATTACAGCCTCCCTTGCGTAAAGTCTATTCTTATAGTACCTCTTCCTTTTACCTGAAATCCTACATTAACGTCTTCTGAAAAAGCACCTATCGTGAAATCGGGATCTCTGTAGGTTCCTGTTGGTAAGGGTCCTTTTTCGATATAAGTGTTGTAATCAGAATTCCAGTATCTTATATAAAGACCATCGTCTGAGCTTATAGCTACCACCATTGGTGCTGGCATTTCCATAAGATAGTCTTTGATATCTGGTATAACATCAATATATGACTCACTATCAACCTGAACGGTTTGGAATACTTCGGGGTATATCTCTCCGACTGACAGTGGTAATTTCTTATAGGGCTCAAGATCGTATCCTATAGATATGTTATTTATAGGCCCGTCTTGTGTCATAGATACGGTAAACGTTCCTGTGTATACAAACAAAGGATCATCCGTTAATACCATTTTTCTTTTTTTACCATGTAAGAAATTTACAATTTTTGAGTAGGTTTGCACCCAGTTTTCATAACCAGGTGCTACTACAAACTCAAAGGAGCCATTACGGTTCTGATAAGTCGGATATCCAGTTAAGATATTAGACAAATCAATTGAACCGTCGGCTCCAACAATATCAACGACATTTGTTTTCTGCGCTGGAGGCTCTGGTATAGGAATAGCAGTTGGTGCTATGTGAAAATCAGACCATGTATTAAGTCCATCAAATTCTATAGCATGATCTCCAGTGTAGTATATTGAATGACCGTCATACATTATTTTCTCCTCCTAACTGCTCTATTTCCTAAAGCTTCGTCCATCGGACCAACAAGCTGACCAACAAGAGCCTTACCATCAAGGTAAACTTTGAGATTTGACATTTCTTCGCTAAGAGAATCGACTGACTCTGTAACAGATGAAATTGCCTTTCTTACATAAGAATCGTCATACTTAGTATTTTCATAAGCATTTCTATTTTGATTTAAACTTCCTTCTATTGAACTGAGCTGTTTTGTAATATCAGACGTATATCTGTCCATTATTCCTTTAGTTGTAGATCTTGCATTAGAATTTGAAAGTGGTGTTACTACAGAACGACCATTTCTAGAAGACAGAAGTTCAGGACCAGCCTCGCCAACGATTACATTATTTGGGTTGTAGGTTCCGCCTTTTGCAAACGCAGCGTTTTGCCACTCTTCTATTTTTGCTGGTTTTGGTATATTAGGAACGTCAAATTCTGGTATTTCCCATGGATCCATACCAAGCCACTCTTTTACTGTATTTACAGGATCAAGCAATGTCTGTAAAAAGTCATGTACTCCATCAACGAGAGTTTCAGCTAAGTCATTTATTCCATCGATAAGTCCGCCAACTAAGGTTCCAGCTATATTTTTTCCAAGATTAGCCAAAGGATCTATAACTTTAGTTTTTATAAAGTTACATACTATAGCCCATATACGTTTTACTATTTTCCATATCTCGACAGCAATTTTTGAAACTCTGTTACTTAAATCGTCTATCAAATTAAATATCAAATTTTCAATAGCATCGTTTAATTCTGATATATTATTAGCCACGCCATTTATAACTGCAGAAACTATAGTTATCACATTAGCAACTATCTCTTCTATTTCGTCAGCATTATTTGCTAAAGCTCCAGTTATTCCTAATATAAAATCTAAGAATTGTTCTGCGAATCCAGGACCTTCTTTAATTAGAGAATCCATGATACTATGCATTATGTTTGTTATATGCTCTAATATAGATTCTATATTATTATCTAACCCTTCGAGAATTAGATCTATAACTGACAACGCACCATTAACAATAGCAGGCACAGCACCGATTATAGCGCCTATAATTCCGCCTATCATGTTCTCTACAACAAGAAGTATTCCGGCTCCGACTACTGCAAATTTATCTAATAAATCAGAACTTATTTCCATTTTATTAAGATAGTCTATTGCAGCTATAACTAGCATTAGACCAGCGCCTAACATTAACACCGAAGCGCCTAATGCTAAAAATGCAGCGGCCATAACACCAGCGCCTGCAGTTGTTTTAGGGTTTGCAAACGATGATGCTAAAAGTTTTATGGCTATAGCTAATAACACTATTAGAACCACAACCGCTACTAAACCTAAAACAGCACCTGCTTGTTTATCTGGATCTAATTGTGACAGTGCATATAATACACCAACCATGACTCCTATAACAGCTATTATACCGCCAAAAGCGACAAGCATTGCTTTATAATCTACCTTTTCAAGAGCCTTACCTAAAACATAAGTAACTATTGCTATCAAACCAACCATTAAACTAAGAGCTATTTCACCCTGAGTTAAGCTACTTTGATCCATGGAACCTAATTCTTTTATTATATAGAACATTTCGCCTATGATTAAACTTAATAGCAAAAGAGTTTTAGGAACATTGTCGCTTATTTTAGTTAGACCCATTAAAGCAACTGCAGCACCCAAAGCAATTAACAAAACACCAAGACCAGTTACGCCTCTCTGCATCTTTTCAATAGGAAGAAAAGCTAATATCAATAATGGTATCAAAAGCAGATTGATAGTTACGGCTAAAGATATCAGTACTCTTGACACTTTATCCATTTTACCGCCAATTTTTCCTACAACAGTAAGAAGAGCAATTACTCCTATAAGTTCTGCTATCAGTAAAGATAGGAATCCCATTCCCTGCCAAAGAACTTCAGCATTAGTTCGTCCTAATATTTGAAGTGGTATCATTAACAATAGTACCACTACTGCTAAAGATATCAGTACTCTTGATACTCTGCTTAGATCACCTTTTACTTTCTTAAAATCATTAATCGATGATGATAATATTTTTAAAAGTATACCAAGATACATTAAACCGGCAAAAACATCTTCACCTTTCATTTTTGAAAGAGCTTTAAGTGAAGCAGTAAGTAATAATACAGCCATGCCAATTGCTATTAATGATCCTGCGGTTCCAGCTAATGCTACTAAACTCATCTTTTTTAACGTTGCGTTTAGTTCTAACATTAGAATCGTTAAAGCTCCAAGTCCTGTAGCCAATGCTACTGGATCCATTTTTGATAAGAAATATACAGCTCCGACCATAACAGCTATTGCTAATGCTATTTGCATTAAAGCCGCGGCTTTTATTTTTTGTGTCATGGCTTTAGCGGAATCACCAATAGAATCAAACATATTTGACATAGCTTTTCCAACGCCTTTACCAGAACCTATTGTCTTTTTTATTGTGTGTATTAGGCTTATTAATTCGCCGAGCAGGATTAAACCTCCTCCATCTTTTAAGAACTGTATAAAATCCTCGAAAGAATAAGCACCACCCATTAGATCTCCAAGTTTTTCTTTTACTAAGTCTACTACTGGCGATAACACAGCGCCTATTACTTGAAATACTTTCTTTACCTTATCCCAAGCACTTGAGAATATACCAGCGACCTTAGAGAAAAAGACTGTTATTTTTCCGAATAAACTAAAGCTATTTGCGACTTTTTCTGTAAATGTAGTTATTCCATTAACTGGTATCTGTGAAAATGATGCTACTTTTTCAGCAATATCTTCTGTAAAAGAACCAACATTGTTTGATGCGTCTTTAAATACATCTGTTATACTTGAAAGATCTATTTTTTCATTATTAAGATCAAATATACTTTTGAAAAGATCCGATAAGGCTGTTACTACCTTTATTATTATAGAAATTATAGTACCTCCGACAGTACCAATAATCTTTCCTATACCTACAAATATAACTTCAAACAATTTTGATTCTTTTAACAATTGATCTATTTTATATATAACATCACCGATACTTGCTGTAAACGTTAATATGCCTTTATCTGATTTGCTAAGTCCTGACATTAATCCAGAAACTAACGCTCCTATTCCTTTTAGAATAGACTTTATAATTATCAAGCCAATATCAAATAAAGCAAAAATTCCTCGTAATGTTCTTTTTAATTCATCTACTGTTTTATCAGATATCTTTAGTTTTTCAGTTAATTCCATGAAAGCTTTAGACATATCAACTAACTGCTGACCTGTAGTTCTAGGAAAAACATCATGCCACGCGTCACTTACAGCACCCATTGTTTTATGAATTGTTTCCCAAAGATTACTGATGCCCTTTAAAAACATCTCTCTTCCAGTCATACCAGATTCGATTGATTCGTTTGCTTTTTCAGACTCTTTTGCTATATCTTCCCAAGATTTTATACTACCGTCCAAAAGACCATTTATTATATTTTGTACTTCAGCATAATCATATCCTGCATCAGTAAGTGCTTTGATTCTAGTTTCTCCATTTCCAAAAGCACCATTCATACCTTTATTTGCTACATCAAATAAGTCCTGGTATTTTTTCTTAGTTTCTTCGGTCATTTCAGCAGTTTTAGACCCTTCTTTTCTGCCAGTTGACCAAAATTTAAGCATTTCATTTCTTGCTTCATTTGCTGGTTTGAATAACCCTTCAACAGCATCTTTAAATTTAGTCCACATAGCAGTGGCGTCTTCAAAATCACCAACAATATACTGCCATGACTGAGCCCAACTAGAGCCTAAGCCTTCGACTATAGCATCCATTGCCTGATGGAATGTATTTACTCTCGTTGCTGCTTCTGTTGCTTTCTGACCTATTTCAGTTGTTGTATCCGTATAATTATTGAGTGTTTTTACAAGAACATCGGTTGTTAACCACTGATGAGATAATGACTCATTAAACATACTAGTAGCATCAAACGCAGTTGATACGTGTCCTGTTAAGTCGGTAGTAGTCGAGATATATTTGTCTCCTTCTTTTCGAATTGTGCCGAGTTCTAGAGCAGTTTTTAGCAGTTCTTTCTTGAATTCAACAGTAGCCATGTTAGCGTTTTCTATAGACTTCCAATCTATAAGCTTTACAGAACCCTGCGATAATGCCTGTGCAAAATTGTACATTGCTCTTGATGCTTCCTGAGTATTAGCACCAGATACAGCTGCAACATTGGCAACACCTTTGATAGCATTTACTGCATCTCCAAGCTCAACACCAGCATTTGTAAACTTACCTATGTTTTGTGTCATATCACTAAATGAATATATTGTATCATCAGCATATTTATTCAAGTCTTCAAGATATCCATTTATTTCTTCAAGCGGTCTTCCTGTAGACGCTGCTATTGTTTTTATAGCGCCGATTTGAAGTTCGTATTCTCCAAAACCGGCTTTAGCATTTCCTATAGCTGAGAACTTGTCTAAAGTTTGTTTTATAAATCCTTCAACTGAATTAGTCATATTTCTTATTGTCTGATCCATAACTGTTCCCATAACTGGTATCTTTATTATGGTTCTTTCTATTCCAGTTGTTAGATTATCAAGAGACAGATTTTTAAGACCGGCTGTCATTTCATCGATTCCGATCGCCGCATTATTAAAATTCAAAGACGCTTTTAAGTTTTCAAGACTGCGCAATGTTGTTTGTATACCGCTTTCAAAACCTTTATTGTCGAATTGCATTCGGACAATTTTATCATCGTATTCAACGCTCATTTGCCGGTTACCTCCTCCCAAGCCTCTTTAGATAACTTATCAAATATAGGCTTAATAGTTTCCCCTATAAAAGGATGTCCTTCCGTATAGGTTCCATTTTGATTTGCATGACCGTACTCTATTAAAAGCACAATCGGTATAGTTTTTGGAATATTACTATTCCTCCATGTAATACTAACGCCTTTTTTGGTTACAGATATATCATAATACCAAGACGCTGCTGTTTTACCAGTATCTTTTGGAGTGGCCGCCGATAAAGCTCGAACACCCTCTTGTCCGTATCTGTCAAGAATGCTTCTTAGATCGCTCTTAGAATTATTCTTCAGAAACGCTTCTATGTGTTTAAAATCACCTTCTTGTGTGAACTTTATCGGCATAAAACTACCACCTTTTGTGAAATAGAGAATTGAGATACCTTAGATTTTTCTAAGCAGACTTACGTCTACAAATCCTACAGACTTACCATAAGCTATAAGAAGCCATACCGACTTGTTTACAACTTCGTAATATCCATAGCATTTTACTTTTGTTTTTGTACTTATTGTTGTAAGCACTGCTGCACTAGACATGTTTCCAGGAACAAGCCTAATGTTACATTTTTCTGGTATTACTGAATATGTACCAGCATACTTTGATGGATTATAACTATGTGCCGCTGCAAGCTTTGTTGCTTTTACTGATGAGTTGTCTTTCTTGTTCATTTCATCAAGAATTTCGTCTATCCTTTTCTGAACCTCATCATACTTATAACCAGCGGCATTAAGCTTAGTTTTTCTTATAGCACCATTACCCCAGTCGCCATGGATGCATTCTTTTGCTATTTCATCAATAGACTTCTTTGCTTCCGGCTTTACGAGTCTGGAGTCAACTTCCTTCTGGACAGCATTATAGTCATATCCAGCGTCTGTGAGTCTCTTTTTTCGATCGGGGTTATTACCCCAATCTCCATGAATTACTTCCTCTGCAAGCTGAGCTACTGTCTTCTTAGGAGTTTCTATTTTGATTTCTTTTGCCGACTCCTCAGATCCAGCACTAGCCTTAAGTCGTCTTGTTACCTCGGCTGCAATTTTTGGCATTCTTGACTTAAGATATGGACCAGGACAAGCCGTTGCTGCGAACATATCATGTGTTGTAAGACTGCCTGTTTTATCACCAGTCCATACAAGCTCAGTCATACCGTTTCGCTTGCATATGTCAACACAAAGGTCTATAAGCTTATTATAAACCTTATCAGAAACAGGCCAATCGCCGCCTACCTTGGAATTCGACACTTCAATTGTTATAGCTCGAGTGTCGTTCCATTCAGAAGATGAACACCACGAACGATCTCCTTCTGGGCACCACTGAGTTACAACCGCCTCCTTGTCTATGAGATAATTGCATGATTCCTCACGATCTTTAGCAATAACGGCGTAACTTTCTACTGTAGCGATTCCTGCATAGTGATGAATTGTGATCTTTGAAACCTTCTGACCTCTCGGACTGTCTCTATAAGGAAGCTCATATTCCTTTATAGCAAGTTTAGAATCCATTGTAATACCTCCTTATCGGGGTTTTCTTCTTGCTTTGTTCATGGCACGATAACGATCAAGAGTTTGAGACTTTGGAAGTTTTTTCTTTGGCTGAGATTCTATACTTATTATTTCTAATACATTTAATAGTCTTCTGATATTCCAAGTCTCAGCAGAATATGGTACTCTTGCTTGTGCCATATAAGCGTATATCAATTCGCTTGTTGTAAATCTTTTAGACTTACTATTGCTGTCATTTCCTCTTTTTATTATAGTTGCAGATGGGTTATCTTCTATATAATCCTGAATTTCTTTAGCCGAATCTACCGTGAGCATAGACACCCAATCTTCTGGAAGGTGTTCTTCGTTTAGTACCATACATTTAATATAGTATATAAACTCATCCATGGTAAACTCTTTTTGTTCCAGATATGGTTTTTTATATTTAGACTCCCATTTTGAAATAGCTAAAAGAGAATGCTCTATTTTTAAAGTAAATCCAGGACAGTTTATCACATCAAAAGAGTCAGTGACTTGTCTGTATGGTGGAATTACTATTTCTTTCATTAGGTTGTACCGTCAGATATTTGTTTCTGAATATCTTCTATTTTTGGAGCTGTTCTCTTTTTGGTTGGTGTAAGGCCTACCTTCTTAAAGAAATCAACAGCATTATTGAAATCAGAAAAGAAACTTTCTATGAGCTGTGTAAACATTGGCGTTTCTGAGAATGCCTTTGAAAGTTCTGGTGATTTAACAAAACGACGGCCGTCTGGAGATATTTCTCCATATGATTTAAGCACGATTTCTCTGAAAACAGGCATTAATTCTTCAGAGTTGCCTGTAGCAGCGCACTTTTTAATCCAATCAGTAAGACCTCCATTTTTTGAAGCCTCAAGCTGATATATTTCTTCTGTTGAAAAATGAAAAGATGCTTCTTCAGATCTTTCTGTACCAAGAAAGTCCACATATGTAAAAGGGATTGTGATCATAAAAAGTTACCTCCTATTTCGATACGTAAAATATAAATCGGGCCAGCCGAACTGAATACCCGATTTCGCGCTGATTATTGTTTATTACTGACGCTCTACGATTTCCTTGATGTCAGCAGGGTAAAGAACGTGTGGCTTGATCTCTGTTATACTCTGAGATTCATCAGCGTCTCTTCCCCAAATGGCTTCCTCAATCTCCTTGAGTTTAGCCTCGGGAACATCCGATGCCTTGATAACACATCTTGATGTCGGCTCATAACCAGGAACTTCTACAGGGATAGTAGAGCATTCCCAACTCATTGTACCGGGCTCCGGTGACTCATTGATTGTTTCGGCGGTCTCCTCTGTAGGTGATGCTGTAGCATTGTAGAAAATATGAATCTCATAGTCATCATGCATACCGCCATCCTGCTCTCCGATCCATCTGCGATATGCGAAACAGAACGGAACTCTTCTCTGCTGAGAAATCTTAACACCAGTGCAAATTTCAGCCTGACCATCACACTGGTCAAACTCCTTTGGAGACTGGTATCCTTCGAGTGAGAAGCCGAATTCCTCGAGACCTCTTACTGAGAGATAGAGCTTGTTGTTTGCATAATACTTGCTTTCATCTGCACCGGAAGGACTCTCAGTAACAGTTGTAAGACCATTCCAAGCAACACCTTCGGCCCATGTCTTTGTAGTAACATCCATTGGGAACAGCACAGGCTTATCCTCGCCTATTCTGTACTTATGTTCACCAACAGGATCCCATTTAAGCAGTGACATACTTATTCCTCCTTAATGATTTAATAATAAAGTCTATACCGATAATGGTATAAATTATTGATAACCATTACATTCTGAAAACTTATCATCTCGAATTCTTTTAGAATATCATCGACAAGTTTAGAATCTGGTTCTCTTGTTATATACACAACCTCATATCCTTGAGTATATGTATATAATGAATTATTTGATTTTGTCTGTCTAATATCCGACAACTTATATCGAATACAAGGATACGACATCTTCAAATCCTCTGGAGGCTGAAAGTATACGTTATCGCTTCCGATCAGCCTTTTGAATATTGGATCCAACTCAGGGCGTCGGTTCATCTCCTGTATACACTCCTCCTATTGTCATTTCGAGTCTTGGCGGGTTTATCTGTATGTTTCTAACATTCCAAAATTCACCCGCGAACTCGATTGCAAAAATAGAGCGATAATTATGAGATAAAAAGGCATCGGCAACTATAGATATGGTATTTGACATATCTACGTTGTCATTGATGCCGGCGTCTGAACCAGTCCATTTAGCCATCATTCTGGGAACATTACCCTTATATTTTTTCCATATTACAGTAGGGACGTATATGGTTGATCCGGGTTCTCTTGGCTGTGTAATTTTAAAACCGATCCTTCCACTATATCTCATAATATCACTCCCATTTTGATTTAATTGCTGATCTTTAATTATCAGCCAGCAGCTCTCTGTGTCTCAAGAACGATTGCAGAATAAGGCTTAATAAGAGCGCCGGACATTCTGCCCTCCATGAGATAGATCATCTTGTTGAAGTTGATATCGAAATCATCGAAGAAGCTGAGAGCGCCGCCCTTGTCACTGCCGAATACATAGTCAGAAAGGTCGAGTGTGATAGCATGTACATCGTATACAACATCTGCCTGACCCTCAACCTTCTTTGTACGTGTGAGGTTCTTCATGTAAGGACAAGGTACGATCTTACCAACACCAGCTGCAACAGCGATCTCTGTAGGGCTCTTATACTTTCTGTTTCCGATGTCGTCCTTGAGAACCATCATCTGACGATACATTGTAGGATCGATGAACATAACAGTGTTACCTGTACCTCTGTAGTCCTCGAAGGAAAGGATAGACTCGTCGAGAAGGATGTCAGCCTTATCAGCAGCAGAAGCGCCGTCAGCGAAAGTTACCTCATACTTGATTGTGAAGAGATCAGCGTCTGTGAGAACAGGACGAATCTTATCTTCCTTGATCTTATGCTTAGCGTTAGCAGTTCTGCCGTCACCCATGAGCATTGCTCTTGCAACTTCCTCATCGTACTTGATACGCATCTCTTCCTTAAGGAATGCGATTACATCGATTGTAGTAGCATCGATAACATCATCACGATCGAGATGGTTCTCCTTGTATACTGTAGCCGGATATGTCTCTCTTGTGAGCAGTTCGAATACTTCATCATCCTTCTGGTCGCCCTTTGTATAACCCTTAGCTCTTGCCTCTTCAGCAGTAATATCTGCAAACAGAGACTTGATTCTTGCGAAAGGTCTGTGAGATGTCTTTGTGAGAATCTCGTTTACCCACTCTGTTCTGCGGTTAATGAACTCAGGCTTGTCGCTGATTGCCTTTGCATCGGGGAAAAGCAGGTCAATATTCTTGATTCCGTATGTCTGTGCTGCAGGCTCATCACCGTCTGCATGCTGCAGAGAACCGCCCATATTAACGGCCTCCATTGTGTTCTTCAGCTTATCAAGAATGCCGGCATGCTCAAGAGCCTTGCTCTCGGGGATTGCATGCTCAAGATAGCTTCTGAAAGAAGAAACACCTGTATCACAAGCCTTCTTCAGAGCATTCAGAGCGAAATTGTTTACCACAGCGGACTGCTGAAGAGCAGAATGCTCAAGGTTTGCAGTGGCCTGTGATTCAAATACATTATTCTTCATAGTAGGATCCTCCTCCTCATTTTCATTTATAGCAGACTGCTGTACAGTTCCACCTTCTGTAGTGTTTCCTTTTTCGGCATCGAGTATCTCACCGAATACATACATAAGAGTTTCCTGCTCTTCTTCGGTAAGCTTAGCCATAGCTGTGTTGTAGATCTCTTTGATTGTCTTGTTATCTTCAGAAGTCATATTATCAGAGCCAGATGAGTTATCATCAGCATGATCAAATGATCCGCCGAATACCTCTTCGAGTCTTTCTCCTGAGTATACGATTGCTTCGCCATCATCTGCATCGCCGTGAGCCATTGATACCTGCTCGATATGTGCACCAGGATTGGCACCTGCAATAACAAGACTTACTTCCTTGATGTTTCCTCTCTTTACATTGAGGCCTCTTTCACAGAGATCTGTTGCAAAGATAGAATATGAATCAATATCGCCGTGCTCAACACAAGCCTTCATGTGCTGTCCAGATTTTGTGCTGTTGAAAAGGGTAAAGCCTCTTACTCCCTCAGGGCATTCCTTAAGAAGAACCTTTCCAATAAGAGCATCCGGGCTCTTTCTCTGATGCTGATACACGAGCGGAACAACTGCACCGTCCATATGTGAGAATGAACCGCGTTCGATGACACGACCATCAGAGCATTCAACACCATACTTGGTTACAAGACCAGCACAGTCATAATTCTTGAAGTCTTCAACTCCCATTTTGATTTACCTCCTTCTGTTAATTAAGCAGAGCGAGCAGAGCAGTAAGCTTCTCCTCGTCAAGCTCTGTTTCACCGATAGTTATCTTATCCGTAACGGTGATTTCCTTGGCTACTGAACCTTCGCCAAGCTTAGCAATAGCGTCTCCAGCAGTACGAGAGCTAGTCTCTGTACCTGAAAACTTATCAATGTTTTCCTTGATCTTTCCCATTAGTTATTACCTCCTTATTTTAGTCATTATACGTATTTTAGATACTTATCTTCTTTTCTAGCCTGCTTTACAGAGCGTCTTATTTCTCTGATACTTCTAGGATCGTATCCTAATTCATGAATTGTTTTATTACCATTTTCGCCAAAGTATCTATTGACTGCGTTCTGAGCCCGTCGTATTCGTGCATCAGATGAGGCTTTATTTACTTTGCTCATAGATATCGGAAGAACAGCAGCGTATCCTAGTAAACCGATGCCAACAAGGTCCTTTCCAGTAAATCTAGAGCGATCTTTCCTATGAATATATCTGTCTTCTAACTTTTCTTTATCAGACATTTTAGAATATATCTTTTTGTCTTTTTCTAGAAACTTAGAAGCCTTCTTGAGATTAGCCTCTTTTTCAGATCCTGCTTTAGCTTTTGTAAGCTTTTTGTTTACCTTAGCCATCTTTTTGGCTCTTGTATCTTCAACATATTTATCCCATGATTTAAGACGTTTTCTGCCTTTCTCAGTAAGAGATCCGTCTGCATTTTGATACCTACGAACACCCCATTTCATACCTATAACACCATGATGCTCAAGGTAGTTTTTGAGGATCTTTTGTTCTGATGAATAACCATTCCATTCCACAATATCACCTTCTTACATTTGAGTTATTAAAGCAGTATCTTCATCAGGATTTCCATTTTGAATTTCTTCGTCCTGTTGAGATTCAGACTTACTCTGATTTAAGTTCTTGTTTCTAAGTTCATCCGCACCAGGATCAGAAGCCGGTTTATAACCAATAATGCCTCTGACCTCATTAGACGTGAGTATCTCATTACGAGTGAGTTTGTCGGCAACATCCGGAACCTCAGAAACAGGAACGAGTTTGAATGGATCTCTGAACCATTTGATAGCATGACCTCTTGTACGAGCATTAGTAGTTATGTACTTACGATCAACCTCTGTTGTAACAGCAGTCATGATTGGAGCTACTATTCTCGTATAATAATTAGTCATGGTCTGTTCATCAGCTTTACCATTGAAAATCTCATCGCACCAGCCAAGCTGGCCCATAATCTTATTATACAGGTACTCGATTTGCTGGAGCAATGTATTTTCAGCAGGTCTATTTAGCTGTGTGATTCTCTCATTAGCCTCAATGTAAGCAATACCGTATTCGGAATTCTTAAGCTGATCTGTAATCTCGGCTTTTCTTTGTTCAGCTTCCTTTCTACGCTCTTCAGAACGAAGTGAATATGGAAACTGAATTATGATGTCAAGCTTACCAGAAGATGCCGCTTCATCGATAGAATCCATTAGTGCTATCTTACGAAGATATCTTTGTACATCACTATTATAGTCGTTCATTATGCTATACATAGGATTAACTACAATAGCAACAGCCTTTTTAGGAAGAGTTATATCGCTGAAGACACCAGTTTGATCGTTATACAAGCGGACTGTAACCATGTCGGTATACCACTGTACTATTTGGCCGGTACGCATTGTATAAATATCAAAAGTATCGTCAGTAAATATATTACCCTCTGTGTCAACTGGACACATAGCAACCACACCTTCGCCTAGCATCGATTCTATAGTGTTTTGAACAAACGCTACGCCAGATTCATCAATGTTGGCTTCGAGATTAAATATGTTATTAAGACTATCCTTAACTGGCTCTTTATATCGATCGTTTTCATCGAGTATACAATGTTCTATTTTGATTTGAGCACAGTCCATCGCTATTCGAGCAATTGGGCCGGCTAGAACATTATGCTTAGAACCCATGGTTATTACATTACGATCCAATCGTCGAGAACTCGAAACTGAATATGTATATTTTTCTCTTGTCGGATCTCTATTTGCAAAAGCATTGAATGCTCTTTTTAATCTTGTTTTTAAAGACAAGTATTCTCGCCTCCTTAGAAGAAATCTGGGAATGATTTGAATGCCACGTATGCATCAAGCATAGCTGCAACATTATCAATCTTTTGCTCTCTTCGAGCTTTGTATAGTTTTTTGTTTCCGTTGTTATCAGTAAGAGCAACACAGTTTCCCATACAGAATTGCATTAACTCTTCGTCAAACAGCAAACATCTATCTTCTGAAAGTATCTTTAATTCACCAAGAGGTACTGATTCTGTTCTAACACCCTGTGGAACTTTAACTACACCATATGGAGTATTCTCTTGTTCCCATCTTTCAACGAATTCTTGGGCATTATAAGGATCGTATCCAAAGGTTCTTACATCATATGAATTGTCAAGTATAAACCTGTCAAGATCCTCATATACTTCCATCATATTAAGAATTGATCCTGGTAATACTATAAGAGAGCCTTCTTCTACAAAAGAATCATACTTTTCTCGCATAGCTCTTGGTAATTTGAACATTGTTCTTTCAGAGATATAGCTTCTGCATTTTATTCCAAATACATCTTTTTGTAATGGGAACATAAATGTAAATGCACAGAAGTCATCACCCTGAGACATATCACCACCCATAGAACAAGCCATTTTCCAATAGCTTCTGTATCTATGAGGCAATGTTTCTTCATACGTGAAATAATATGTATAGCCTTCAGCAGGAATACCGAATCTCTTAGCTAAAATATCATTTCTAACAGATGGAGATTTCTCTGCTCGTTCTACATCAAGCTGGTAAGTTTCATATGATACAGTAATTCCTATATTCGGATTGGCTTTAACCCACTTACTCGGATCTCCAACCTCATCAATAGAATCCAATCGATACCACCAGATTGATACGTGAGGATTGTTGTAGGTTCCTTTGAGAATGTCCATCAATTCCATTTTGATTGTATCACCAGGGCCATTTCTAACGGTACCTTCAGAAGAAACTGCTATTATCAAATAGTTTTCGTTCTTAGAAGCGCCCTGTTCAATGGCGCCAACTACGTCTTCCTTGATGTCTCCAGAAAGCCACTCGTCAATTGTTGCTATTTTACAACGTAAACCCTGAAGCTTATCAATTCGCATTGGTTTTATCTCAAGAATGGAATTTGTTAAGAAATTCTGGATACCCTTCTTTGTAGAAGCAAGTTTAACTCGATCTGTTTTGTTAGAAGTTGCATGTATATCTCCGGCAGTAAGAAACTGAAACAGAGGTCCTTTAGATCTGGCTATGGCAGTTCTGTATGTTGACATTACTGCGTCTGCCATATTCATAGTAGGAGCGGTTGTTATCTGTTCGGTTGTTGATTTATCACAGTTTTCGAAGTACGCCTGTATACATGTTTCATATACAGTCTTTGATGCACCTCGTCCAACAATTAGATACTGCTTATTTCTAAGGCGTTTCTTGATTCTTCGTCTAACATAATGTCCTCCAAATCCTTCTGGATCTGGAATATACACCGAACGTTCTACGAAATAAAACCAAGATAGAACGTCTTCGGCCCAAAGCTTAAACGTGTCAAGCATTACCATGTCAGAGCCATCCGTTAAGCATAATTCCGCTTCACAAAATTTTATAAAACGTTCTACAGCCTCATCATCATAGTACATTGCTGGATCTGCGATTAGATCGTCGATTCGATTCATCTGTAAAGATACATTCTCATTTACAGGAATTTCGCCGGCTATAACCTTTTCTCTGAATTCCCCATAATAACGAGGAACTGCAGTGTTTGATAGCAATTCCATCGCCTCCTTATGGGATTACTTTCTTAGATCGTCTATTTTGAAATCGCCTATATCATTCAAGACTAGAGGTAGATACTTGTCTTTTTGTTCAATTAATTTGCTTTCATTTACTTCTTCATAAGGAACGTCTATAATCTCAGTCCATTTCTGTCCACGAATACCATGAGCTCTTCCGCTATTTCTACCAACGCCTTCAACAGTTCCAGATAACGAACCACCTCCATTACCACTACCACTACCACTTCCAGGTCCGGGGGTAGGTTTTGGTCCAGGTCCAGGTCCGGGGGTAGGTTTTGGTCCAGGTTTTGGTCCAGGTCCAGGTCCAGGTCCAGGTCCGGGGGTAGGTTTTGGTCCAGGTCTAGGTCCGGGGGTAGGTTTTGGTCCAGGTTTTGGTCCAGGTCCAGGTCCAGGTCCAGGTCCGGGAGTAGGTGCTCCTATGCCCTTTCGTAGATCATCAAGCAACTTCTTTCGTTTTTGGAACTTTTCTATGTCCTCGTCTTTCATATATAT